CCCCCCACCGCCACCCTGCCGATGGCCGTCGCCGCGCGGGAGCACGGCGCCCGGCGCATCTTCGTCCCCGCCGCCAACGCCGGAGAGGCCACCGTCGCCGGCGGACTGGAGGTCTATCCGGTCGGCACCGCCGCCGAGCTGATCGCCCATCTGCGCGGCGAGGCGGCGATCGCGCCGGCGCCGTCCTATGTCTTTGAAAACCGCCGGCCGGAGGGCCTCGACTTCGCCGACGTCATGGGCCAGGAGGGCGTCAAGCGGCCGCTGGAGATCGCCGCCGCCGGCTCGCATCATGTGCTGCTGATCGGCCCGCCGGGCAGCGGCAAGAGCATGCTGGCCAAGCGCCTGCCCTCGATCCTGCCCGACCTGACGCGCGAGGAGGCGCTCGAGACCACCGAGGTCTATTCGGTGGCCGGTCTGCTCGGCGAGACGCCGATGCTGGAGACCCGCCCCTTCCGCTCGCCGCACCACACGGTCTCCGCCTCGGCGCTGACCGGCGGCGGCAGCGCCCCGCGCCCCGGCGAGATCTCGCTGGCGCACAACGGTGTCTGATTACCTTGTGGAACGCGATGCTACCCTCTGAATAAGTCCTGAAAAGCCCCTATTTGTGGGCTTTTCTTGTAGTTTTACAAGAATTATTTGCCCTGCAGTACATACTGCAGGGTGTCTTTTTGCGCTTTTCAGCGAGAGTCGGTATGTATCGTCATACCATTTGGGGGTGTGGTTACGCCGAAAACTGTACATTATTCGGCGAAACTGAACCGATTGGCAAAAGCATAATTCTAACGGATGTTATTTCTTGCCCAATATGTACATATTCATTTTTCTGTGATATAATTTAATATAAATTTATTTGGATGGAGGATTTGTATGGATGTTCGGCAAGAGCTTGAAAAAATAATCATATCGACAGAAGAATACGATAGCGCAAAACTTCCATCCGAGCTGCTTCGAGATGTTAGCAAGTGGCAGTGGGGACGATATGGATGGGTTTCTCCTGCAAGCCTTATGTTTACAGCGGCTTGGAGAAAATATTTTTATCCGAATGTTGACTGCTGTAAAATCTGGGCATCAGATGAGAATAATTCTCCGATTCCCGGAGGCTACAGCATTCGCTCTGAAGATGAAGCCATTAGTATTCCACTTCTTGCGAAGTACGACCTGTGCGAGGACTTCTGTTCTCCTAATTCAGGAATGCAGGGTAGTCGTGCAATAGAGAAAATGCGGACACTGAAGAGACTTGACACTGATTTTGGCACAGCACAACGAACTGTTTTTGATTTGAAGCTGTTTGCATCTATATTGAACCAGACAAATAATTTGAACAAGGAACAATTGCTGGAACTAATTAAATTCTATATTTTTACAGCAAAAGAAATCAAACAGAAACGGTTGGCAGTAAACGAAGCCTTGCGGGTAGAAACTGCGGTATCCTTCGATGTCCTTGCCATTTTAGCAGATACGCCCGACCCTGAATTGACAAAATGCGTTGTTGCCGCTTGTTTACACGCACTATACCAAAGCCCGGGCGTTACAATTTCTGGAGTGGATGATTTCAAAACCGCCGCAGATGCACGGGCCGGCAAACCCGGCGATCTGTGCGTTGAAAGGGATGGAATTCCTTTAATTGCAATTGAGGTCAAAGATAAGACACAACATATTGATTGGAATAACATAGAACGGGCCAAAAGAATAATTGGAAATTGTCCTGGGCTAAAGTCTTTTGTCTTTGTACTCGAAAGCCGCGATGCTGCGACTGATAGAATAGTCAATGAGATTGTTTCTTCTACGCAACTCAAGACCGATAAAGGAAGTGCAATCTCTGTCATGTCATTAAAAGCACTGTGGAACTTGGCGAGTCCAATAATATCTGATAAGGAAATGATAAATTTAATTAGCCAGAACATTTCAAATGCTCCTGCAATAAAGCCAGAAACTAAAACCAAGTGGCTTGGAATATTGAAATAAGCGAAAAGGAAGGAATGACTATTAACCACCGTGTTATAGGGAAACATTTTTAATTCAATAGTTTTGTTGCATTTGGGCAGACAGTTTTCACCAAGCTGTCTGCCTTTTGCTATCTTTATGCCACGCCTAATTCCTTTTGTAGTGCCTGTGTATCAGCTAAATCCAGTAATCCAACATCACGATAGTAGATAGTCACCTGCTGAAACGCTGTTCTTGAGTATCGTTCAGACTTTTCACCAACCACAATCTTATCAATAAACAGGTGTAGGATTTCTGAAGTCAACTCCGGAATTTCAGGATACTGCTTGGCTTTAGCTATAAATAAATCTACATTCGCAATGCTGCTTTTAAGATTTTCAAGCTCTTTTTCTTTCTCTGGAATAGCAGTGGCTGTTCCTTTGGGTACCTACAACAAGCAGCCGGAGGTACGGATTGAAACGAAGGAAGGCACTCAATCACAGGCTATTCTTAAGCGGAATATATACCTCTCAATTTTCTGGCACATTCTATCAGGGTCATCTTGCAATTGCAATTTGAGCTTTGAATTGCTATAATATTACTGAATTAGACAAATTGTGGCAAATTTCTACATTAATGTTTGTCAAGCAACCAGCAAATTTAAATTCTCCTAAGCCCTCAATAAATTCCGAAAATCGTTATACTAAGGAGCGTTGCAGTAAAATTTATTCAGAGAGGTATTAGACTATAGGTATTGAGAAGGAGGGACTAAAATGTTAAAATTTATAAATAATATTAAAATTAGGACAAAGCTATTTATCTTTGTTGCATCAATTCTTGCCTTGATGATTGCGATATCCGTTGTGTTTCTATACAGTGCATACCTTAATGTGCAAAATGATTTTCAACTCATTGAGCAAACAACTCGGAGCAATTACGACATAAACATAAAAAACCAAGTAGACAATGTAATTACACTGCTGGACGGCGTCTATAAAAAATATGAATCCGGCGAATTGACTTTTGCGGAATCGCAAGCGTTAGGTGCCGATCTGGTTCGAAACCTCAGATATAATGTTGACGGCTATTTTTGGATTGATACAACAGAGGGGATTAACGTCGTGCTGCTTGGTTCCAGTATTGAAGGAACCAACCGTTATGACTCCCGCGATGCCCGAGGAACTCCTGTTACAAAGCAATTTATAGACATTGCTCTGAAATTTGGAAGCGGATACCAAGACTATTGGTTTCCTAAAGCGAATCAAACTGAACCTCTGATGAAAAGGGGCTATGTTAAGCTGTTTAAACCTTTTAACTGGGTCGTGGGGACCGGAAATTACATCGACGACATCAATAAAACAATTAATGACAAAAGGCAAGACATAGATACTGCCTTTCGCAATCAAATTTGGTCTATTTCTCTTTTGTTTTTAATTATCGCTTTTTGTACAATTTTTTTGGTGTATTTGTTGTCCAAAAGTATAACAAAGCCCTTGCTGAAAACTGCGGATTTGGCAAACCTAATTTCTAACGGGGTCTTGGATCAAGATATAGATCTCGAAATTATAAAAAGAAAGGATGAGGTTGGTCAACTGGCAACATCAATTGAAAAAATGAAGAATTCGATTAAGGAATTAGTTGCTAGATTAACAGAAAAAGCAAAGACGCTTGAACTTGAAAAAGAACTTTTCAGCACCACCTTAAAGTCAATTGGCGATGGCGTAATTTCTACAGATCAATATGGAAGAATAGTTTTACTGAATACTGTTTCTGAAAAATTGACCGGTTGGACGCAAGTAGAAGCGGCCGGTAAACCCTTCGAGGATGTGTTCAGGATTGTCAATGAGTACACAAGAGAGAAATGTGCTAATCCGGTAGCAAGAGCTCTTCAGCTCAAAGAAGTTGTTCTACTTGAAAATCACACTGTCCTGATTACTAAGGCAGGAAAAAGCATTCCTATTGAAGACAGTGCATCCCCCATTACAGATAGAATCGGTAATATTATCGGTTCAGTTTTGGTATTCAGAGATGTTACTGAAAAAAAGGAAAAACAGAAAAAAATAGAATACCTAAGTTACCATGATCAGTTGACGGGACTTTATAACAGGCATTTCTTTGAAGAGGAACTCGACCGAATAGATGTTGAAAAAAGTCTTCCACTTACCATTGCCATGGCGGATGTAAATGGCCTTAAGCTCACCAACGATGCCTTTGGACATGAAGCCGGGGATTTGCTTTTACAAAGCATAGCAAAAGTGTTGAAAAGCGAATGCAGGGCTGATGATATTGTTTCAAGAATTGGAGGCGATGAATTTGTTTTATTATTGCCTAGAACAAACTATAATCAAGCGGAGTTAATTGTAAAGCGAATATATAAGGCAATAGACAATCAAAAAAATAATAGCATTGTTATGTCAATATCCATTGGCTGGGAAACAAAAATACAGCCGCAGGAAAATATAAAAGAAGTGCTTTCTAAAGCTGAAGATCATATGTATAGTACAAAAATCGTTGAAAGTCAAAGCATGAGAAATCAAACGATCAAAGTGATTATGCAAACACTTCACAAAACCAATCCAAGGGAGAAGGTTCATTCAGAAAAAGTCAGCGAGTTAAGCCGAAAAATCGGTGAAGCAATGAAACTGGACAATGAAGCGTTAAAAGAGCTGGAAACAGCAGGATTAATGCATGACATTGGTAAAATTGCCATTGATTGCAACATTCTTAATAAGCCGGGCAAATTAACAGAAACAGAATTTGCGGAGATCAAAAAGCATCCTGAAATTGGTTATCACATCCTAAAATCAGTAGATGTCTATACCAGACTTTCGGAATATGTTCTATCACATCATGAAAGGTGGGATGGACATGGTTATCCACGGGGGCTTTCCGGTGACAAAATTCCTTTGGTTTCCAGAATTATAACGGTTGCAGATGCTTATGAAGCAATGACTGCAAATAGGCCCTATAAGCATTCGTTTTCACATGAGCAAGCTATGAAGGAGCTTAAACGGTGTTCAGGAACTCAATTTGACCCTGAAATTGTAGCTGCATTAGAAAAAATATGCCCGTTGAATGAATCAAAATAATTAGTTTCTGATAATTTAAAGACTACGAAAAGCAGGAAGGACGCATTTTAACGTCCTTCCCGCTTTTTTCATATATTCGACAGGTTTGGTCTACGACCGCATCTGGAATATTGATAGATTTTATCCCCCCGTTTTTCAAATTTAGAAAGAGGTTGCGGACAGGCTACCTTGCCAACAGCAAGCCAAATCCGATCCTGCAATGGGTCATCACTATTTGAAAGCTGGGTTGCGAAACCCTTTGCTCTTGTCCCGTCTGGATGGACAACCAGAACTCTGACTAGCTGACCATTGCCCGATTCTAATTCCGCCATAAGATTCTCTCGACTCAGTAAGCTGCCCTGTGACTCTGTATCAATGCAGCCGTTCATGTCGAGGACGTAAGACTTGAAGGTCAGGCGATCAACAAGTGCCGCAACCATCGTCGTATTCTCGAAAAGCTCTGTCCATTGCGAGAACGGGAGGTTTGTCGTAACGATGACGCTTCCGCGCTCACTACGGTCGGAAATGACCTTGAACAGCAGCTCGGACTGGAAACGGTCAAAGCTCACATAGCTCATCTCGTCGAGGATGAGCAGGTCAGCCTGACGGATTCGTTTCTCCAGCTTGCCCAGCACATAATTGTCTCTCGCCTCGGCAAGCTCGGTGGAAAGTGTAGCCGCATTTTTGAAGAGGACGTTCATTCCCAACTCGCAGGCCTTCAGCCCCAGCCCAATGGCCATATGAGTTTTGCCCCTGCCGGGATTGCCCACCATGACTACATTTTTCTTCTCGCCAATGAAGCGGCAGCTGGCCAGCTCATTTACGAAAAGGTCTGAGAGCTCACCGCCGTAGCGTCCGAGCTCCAGTTCTTCTAAGGTCTTGGTATATGGGAAGCCGGCAGCCTTGAGACGCTTGCGGTTTTGGTTTTCCTGACGCTGTGCGCTCTCCGCCTTCATAAGCTCCAACAGCAGCTCATCAAACCGGGCGCTTGGCTGCGCTCTGCGGAGGACATCCGAATACCGTACAAAGGTCGGCAGCTTCAGCATTCTGGCATAGAGCTTAATCTGTTCGTCAATGGGTTCAACGGCCAACAGTGCTCACCGCCTTTCCGGAGCTGAGCGCATCGTAGAGGCGAAGGTCAACGCTTTGCACGACTACCTTGTCGTGGATTTCTGGCGACTTTGCTTCTGCTGCTGTGCAGCGCCGCAAAATATCCATCCGCAGTGCATGACTTTCGGCAGCTTTCAGCTCTTCCATGACTGCCTCAGGCACGGTCCGGCGCACTGGCGCGGCGTTGAGGATTGCTCGGCCGCGCTGCTCCAAAAGCGGCAGATAATGCTCCAGCTTGTAACTGGTTTGGTGCTTGCCGAAGCTTCTCTCATGTACGGCGATCCGGTTTCCGTCCGCGAAGATCTCAACTGTTTCCGGATAGGCTTTCACGCCAACACGCCGTCCGGCGTAAGCGCAGGGCACCGAGTAATCATTGGTGGCGAAACGGGCGGTAGAGAAGGCACTCACTCGGACACTGCTGCATTTTGCCGTCTCAAACGGGTAAATTGGCAGCGGTCTGAGCATCGCTTTTTCCTCAGCCAGCATGGTGCCGACCGTGCCGGGTTTGCCCTGAATGCGGTGCTTCTCGTACGTTTGGCAGCGCTCCCGCAGCATGTCGTTCAGCTGCGCAATGCTTTCAACATGTGGCACAGGCACCAGGATGTTGCGGCGCGACCAGCCTACGAGACCTTCTACAAGACCCTTCTCGTGACCTTCTGCCGGATTGCAGAACAATGCGTCAAACCCGTAATGGGCGCAAAGCGCCGTATATCCGGCCTGTTTGCGGGCATTGGCGCCAAAGCCGTCCTTGACTGCGACCTTGCCGTTGTCAAAGATCACCTTCTCCGGCACGCCATCGAAAACGTCAAACACGCGGACAAAGGCATCCAGGAAGCTCTCCTCATTTTGTCGCCGGTAGGCCAGAACCACTGGCGCGCAGCTGCTGCAAAGGCGGGCACAGAACAGGCTGACGGTCTGCTTCTCGCCGTCTATGTAGACCACCGCCTCGCCCCAGTCCACCTGCATAGCTTCGCCGGGTGCGAAAACAAGTGGCACAAAGGCCGGCGAAAGCTTTTCCCGTAGCTCACGTACTTTGGCGCGTATGGTAGACTCTCCGCCGGAGAAGCCTCGTTCTGCGATCAATCTGTCATAGATACGCTTTGCGGTGTGCTGCTGCTTGCGGAGCCCCTGCGCCGCGTCATCGTCCATGCAATGCCGAATGAACGCCACCACCTCCGGGCTTAGTACGGCAGAGCTGCGTTCCGGTGTTTTCCGTTCCCACGGCACCGCTTCTCCGGCGCAATATTTTGCCACTGTGTTTCTGGAAATGTGCATCGCCTTTGCAATCTGCCGCTGACTTTCGCCTCGCAGATAGCGCCTGCGGATCTCCCCATAATCTTTCACTGTTATTACCACCCTCATCACCCCTGCCTTTGAGAGTACCCTCTCACAGGGGCCTTTTTCAAGTGGCTCACTTTCAGATCAGCGTTTGCCCGCTAAGTGGCTCACTTTCAGGGTAGCATTTATAGATTGGTCATCGATTTTCTGTTAGTTATATGCACAGGTGGCCTGTGGCTCATTTGGATATTGATAAAATACCTTAGAAGTCGTTAAACACATGAAAAGAACCATAGCGGAGGAGTTTCCGCTATGGTTCTTTTTCCGTATTCAGTTTGCCTTAATTAGTTTTTCCTTGTGACACAGTCGCTTTATCTCATTCCTTCCTTTTTCTTTATTCCCAGTCTGTTTTTCCCGTCCAATCACTTGGCAGTGTAAAAGGATAGCAAATTCTATAATGCTCCAGTGGAACGGTTCTGTTTGTGGCATTTGTCCTAACGTCGAACCCAAGTTCTCTCATTTTAGCAAAGAAGCCCTCGTAATCATCACACGCATCGGGGTAGCTATTAAACGGCATAATCTTTGTTCTGTTCTTTGAATCCAATGCTATTCTTTGAAATGCTACGCTCTCATCTTGAATCGAGGAATCAAAAGAAACTACAAATTTCGGGTATGGCTCTGTGAAATGACCATATAAAGGCATGAGGGAGTCGTAGGTTGAATATTCACTAACCGCTCTGTGGATTTCATTCCACATCATTGTTATCATTCTGGGGTCAACGGAGTCGGACAAATACATAACGCGAATGCGCTTTAGCGTTGTGGTAACACCTCCAAAGAATTGGAGGTCGATTGTCGCGCGCGGTTTTTTTCTGTCTTCGCCTAAGAAGACCTGTAATTCTCCTTGCTCAAAATGCCATCGAATTAGGTATCCATTAAAGTGTCGTTTTTTGTCCTCGCAAGGATATTCAACTTGGGGTGTATCATCCAGCATACTCATTTGACAAAGGTCGCCCATATCAGCCGTGGCTTTCTTTGCTTTTGTTTTTCTTGCTCTCTTGCCTTTTAAGCTGTCAAAATGGAGTTTCTCGTCCGGCTCTAAAAGTGGTACGGAATATTCTTCCAACCCCTCAATCTGATAGCGTAGTGCTAACCCTATCTGGTGGGCTACTGGGGGACAAACAGAATTTCCCACCTGCTTAACCCCTTCAACATATGTCTGCGGAATGCAATAGTCTTTAGGAAATCCTTGCATCCGTTTAAGCTCATCAACTGTACACTTTCTATTGTGCCAATGGAATGGTCCATCATATTTCCCCTGGTATGCGATTATCGTTTTGCAGATATCGTCGGGGTCCATCTTATAAAGGAAATTAGAAAACTTCGATCGCCACGCAAATAACGGATTAGGATGGCCCATCTCCTCTGTATAAAAACGATAATTCTCGCCAACAGGGATATCAGGGATTAGGTGACCATACTTTCCGCCATACGGTTCAACTACTTCTGTCTCATCTGTTATGTCGGCAATTGCTTCCCTTACCGTAGTATATGGCTGCTTTGATGGCGAATCCGCACCATGTGTTGGTCTTGGAAATTTGAAAGAAATATTTAAGTCTTTCCTAACACCAACAAGAAAGACTCTCTCTCTCTGTTGCGGCACTCCATAATCAGCCGCATTAAGAATTCTCCAAAACAGGTTGTATCCCACTTCTTGAAATGAAGAGCAGATGATTTTAAAGTCCTCTCCTTGCTTTGATGACAGTATTCCTCTGACATTCTCAAACACAAAAGCCTTTGGCTGAAAGTGTTTTACATATTGGCAGTAGTACCAAAATAGGGTGCCTCTTGTATCACTTGTTCCTGCCACGCCACCCGCTCGGCGTCCTGCAGCAGAGAAACTCTGGCAAGGAGGGCCGCCAACAATGTAATCCACTTTTTCTGACGAAAAATCTTCTGGAGCGGTTATTATAATATCGATGGGCTGGATATCTTCTTCCACCGCTCCAGTTAGTTTTCGATTTGCATTCAAAGTAGTGCAGCAATTGGCATCCCATTCAAGGGTGTTTGTAAAAGAGAATCCGCAAGGAGCCATTCCTACTTCAAAGCCGCCTATTCCCGAAAAAAGACTAAGACATTTTACTTTATTACTATTGGTCATCTTTGTTTTCCTCATTCTCTGAAGAGATTGCAATTTCGGATATATCACCCACATCACAATCCAGCACAGTACATATTTTGATAATAATACTTGTATTGACAACTTCGTCTTTTGCCAACTTGGCCATAGTTGATTGACTGATTTGAGCCATTTCTCTTAAATCACCTTTTTTTATTCCGCGGTCAATCAGCAATTTCCATAATTTTTTGTATGAAAGTTTCATATCCCACCTCCACATAGACCCCAGTATAGCACAGACAGGTAATTTGTTCAAGAGAATTGTTTGCGACAGCAGATAAATATGTTAAATCACATATAATTATCTGCTATCGCAGATATTACTTCGCATCCGATGCGTTTTGCATACTCTATGGTGTTTTTCGTCCCACCGGGTATTCCCTCATATACGGCAATCACACGCGCGGAGCGATCTACCATCCATTCATTTCTCGTTTGGAAAGTGCCCTTACTGTAACCGGGGCAGATGTACTTCACCAAGTCTGCCGCCGATAGCACTTCGTTGTATGCTTTCTGCCAATCTGAAGGCCATTGGCTCTCAAAGCCCCTGTACGGCACGGCGGCTACAAGATGAAGTGCTGGGTTTGTTTTCCGAAGACGTATTACTATTTGCCCCGCCCATATGTCAACGCCATATGCCATACCCGTGATGAAAGTCACAAACCCGTCATCAAATGCCTGGAGGATAGCTTCTTCCAGGCATTTTTTTATCTCTGCTTCTGGACGATTCAGTTTTTGCGGTCGATGCCCAGTAAAGCAACATCGGTGAAGACGTAACTCTTGCTCATTCCCCATATTCATTCACCTTGACCTTTATTCTTTTATATTGGGGGTATAGACGGTCGATTTCAATGGAATTGCCTTCAAGCGAAGCAAACCAGAGATGGCGAAAGGAGACAGGAAACTGGCGATAGAAATCATTATAGGCGCCAACATAGATTCTTTCGCCTCCCGCAAACTGATCAGCAGTAATGTCCACAATTATTCCGTTGCTTTCAAGCCATGCATGAGACGCGTTGTTTTTCTCGCCACACACATAATCAAACTCTCCAAAGCCGCATTCTGATAAATATGCCCCGAGTACATATGAGGTATCCCCACAGGCTCCATGCGGGAAGTTACCAAAGCGACTACCCAGAGTTTCCCCACCAATTTCCTCTATCGCTCTGCGAAAATTAGAAGCACAATTCCGCAGGCTATCAATTAGGCTCGTCTCCATCAATGTATCATGTCGTAAAAGACATTTTCAGAGATGATTTCAATGTCGCAGCCCGCCAGCTTGAGTTGCTCTGCCTTCTTCTGCTTTGTGCTTTTACCGTCTTTTATCGTGGAACAATAATCATTGTTTCCGAGGACAAGAAAGTTCGTTTTTTTGTTGACCGCATCGCCGCAAAGACCGCCTCGGTCGACTACAAGTTGCATTGCCTCCTTGCGTGTCATGCGTTCCAAGGTTCCCGTAAAAACGAACATCTTTTCAAAGATCGGGGAGGTTACGTCAAAGTCCGTAGTCGAGGCTTGAATGTCTTTTGCGGAGAAGCCGCTTTTTGTCGGCTGTAGTGATTCGATGGTGATTCCGTTGCTCTCCATGTGTCCCTTCATGTAAAGGTAGCAACGGTTTGTCTGCTCGACATCCGCCAACGCCCTGTGTTCAACAGCGTCCCCAATGTTGAAGCGTTCAATCAAATCACAAAGCCGATGATGCCGTTCTTGTGGGAACAGTCGGCGGCTCAGACGCATGGTATCCACAAAATTGTTTACGAACGGCTTGTTGAGTTCGTGGACGCAGGTGTCGTAGATGAAGTTTATATCAAAATTTACGTTGTGACCGATTATAAGGCTGTCACCCACAAAGTCCAGAAAAGCAGGAAGTACATCCGCAACAGCGGGAGAGGATGCGAGCATTTCATTGGTAATGCCCGTGAGCTCTGTAATGAAGTCATCTATTTCGTAGCCCGGATTGACAAGCTGAGTGAACTTATCGGTTACAGCACCGTCTACTATGCGCATCGCACCGAATTCTATAATATCGTTCCATTGCGGATCAAGGCCGGTGGTTTCAAGGTCTACGACCGTGTATGTAGTAGGGAGGTCAAGAAGGCTTTCCCCTTTATCGGCTCTTTCAACTCTTTCGGATTGGCCGCCGAAGCCAATACCTCCAAGACCAATTGTTATTACAGTTCCACTCATGGGTACCACCTTTCTTCACGCCGTGCGCCGTTCCACGAACCAGCGCCCTATGTTGTTCCCGGTCAGTGAGGCGCTCCGCTCAAAAAACAGATAGCTCTGATGACCGTTTATCTGAACCGTGTATCGGTCGCCCTGACCTCCGGCTTTCATAGCCGCCGCCTGGCGTATATCCGTAACTCGGTCGATCTCATATTTGTTGCCGTCCTCCCAGGTGATCACCGTGGGAATAAGGCGGCCCTCGGAGTCAAACTCCGCGGCGACCGCCACATAGACTTTAATCGGCTTCGTCTCCATCGTCGCCCACCTCCACATCCTTCAGGAAATTGCTGTTGCACATGAGCGGAGGGTCGATCATTTTGAAACCCTTACGCTTCATGACGCGAAACTTGAAATCAAGCAGCTCCGCAGGAACGCGAAGTTCCGAAGCCGCGCCGAAAAAAGAAATATCGTCGTTCAGCCGCTCAAGCACGTCCTCGTCGTCCATGAGGAACTCGGCGGCAAATATGTTAGCCTCGTATTCCATGCGAGACGTTCCGTCGAACAGTTCAAAGTCGTGGAATGCCTTTACTCCTGCGGCTCTGGCGTGAAGGACGGCATGACCCAGCTCGTGTGTAGCAATGATACGTTGGAGGGCTTTTGGCAGATCGCTATTTATAGTTATCGACCTTTTGCGGCTCTGCGAGAGGAAGAATCCTTTGCAAGCGCCCTCAAATAATCCCATCGGCTCGTAGAGGACGATGATGCCCATTGCGCGGCACATCTTGAACGGGTCGGTTTCGTCGTACTTTCTTTTTAGCCGCGCGACTTCTCGGCTTATCCAGTCCATAGACAATTCCGATACCTCCCCGGTTTAGGGTAGACTACATCCTTATTCTAAAATAAAGGGTATACCATAATCAGGACTTCTTCTTGTGACCGAAGGTCTTTTTCGCCTCGTCCTTGCAAGCGAGATAGGCTTTCATCACGGCCTCGAAATAGGCGTCCTTCGCCTCCTGGCTTATTTCTCCCCCTGCAAAGAGGGCGACGTTTCTTTCAAGAAGCGAGTCCATCTCTTTCGCGGCGCGGTCGCCGAAGCGGGAGCGCGTCTCCTCGACGTACTCCTTCTTTTCGATACCGTACTTCGGGTCGGTAATCTCGTCGTTCGCCAGGTAGTCCTCCGACACGTCAAGTATTTCGGCGAGCTTACGTATGCGCCAACCGCGCGGCTTTGTCCCCGTGGTTTCCCATGCTACGACACTGCGACGGGACACGCCCATCTGAGTCGCCAGCTCCTCCTGATTGATTCCGCGCTCATCCCGCGCGATTTTGACCTTGTCAGAGAAAGTCATTGGAATTCCTCCCTTGAAAATACTTCTCATTATTTGCTCAAACTTCTCAAAGTCTATTGACAAAACTTCTCTTGCTCGCTATACTGAAAGAGAAGTTTGGGAAGTTTTACTTTATTGTAACTTCCCATTGGCTTCTTGTCAAGGGGTTTTATGAAATTCCTTGAGAAGTTTTAGACGGGAGGTGAAGTTTTGGAAACGCGCAGTATCCTGCACAGCGACATGAACTGCTTTTACGCCTCGGTAGAGATGATGCTCGACCCGTCGCTGCGAAACAAGGCCGTGGCAGTCTGCGGCAGTACGGAGGACAGGCACGGTATAGTGTTGGCGAAGTCCGAACTCGCCAAACGCGCCGGAGTCAAAACGGGTATGGTCAACTGGGAGGCGAAGCAGCGATGCCCCAACCTTATTCTCGTGCCGCCGCAGTATGAGCAGTACCTAAAATTCTCCGCGCTTGCCCGTGCCATATACGGCAGGTTCACCGACCTCATTGAACCTTTCGGCATGGATGAGTGCTGGCTTGACGTAACGGCGAGCAGAGGGATGTGCGGGAGCGGCACGGATATCGCGGAATGCATACGACAGACCGTCAAGGACGAGCTTGGTCTTACCGTTTCCATTGGCGTTTCGTTCAACAAAATCTACGCCAAGCTCGGAAGCGACATGAAGAAGCCGGACGCTATCACGGAAATCACCCCCGATAACTATAAGGAGAAAGTGTGGCCGCTCCCTGCTTCGGAGATGATATACGTCGGCAGAGCGACGGAGAAGAAGCTCGCCGGATATGGTATCCACACGATTGGTGACATTGCCGCCACCTCGCCCCAGACACTCAAGGGGTGGCTTGGAGTGAACGGTCTTTCTTTGTGGGCTTTCGCCTCCGGTACGGACTCTTCCCCCGTGGCAAACAAGGACTTTGTTTCGCCAGTCAAATCCATCGGTCACGGCATCACCTGCGTGGCAGACCTTAATAACGAGGAAGAGGTCTGGAAGGTGATGCTTGAACTTTCCCAAGATATCGGTCACAAGCTGCGCATCCATCAGCTCGTTGCCGGAGGTGTTCAGATCACCGTCAAGAGCAACGAATTGAGCTATCGGCAATACCAGGCTCCGTTTTCTATCGCCACGCGCAGTCCAATGATAATCGCAGAAAAAGCGCGGGAGCTGTTTCATGAACGGTACGACTGGCGCATCCCCGTTCGGGCTATTACCGTTCGCGCAATCAACCTTCTGCCGCAGGGACAACCCCAGCAGATGGATATCTTCACCGACCCGGTCCGGCTCGACAGGTTGGATAGGCTCGAAACCGCAATCGAGGATATTCGCGGCCGCTTCGGGAAACGGTCGATATACTCGGCGGCCCTCATGGGCGACTTGAAAATGCCAGGTCGCGGAATCCACGAAATTATCATGCCGGGCATGATGGCACGATGAACACATACGGAGGAAAAGGATATAAAGATTTACAGTAAGCCCATCCCATACTATAATTGGACTCAAGGGAAGCCTGAGAATAACCAGGGCTGTGGAAACGGGCGTGTGCGCCGAATAGCGCAGATAGGAGGAACGGCGATGGCGAATATTGCATCTTTCAAAGACGTTATAGCTGACAGATTTTATGATGTTATTTTTTCCGCGCTGGCGGCGCACGTTGAGGAGAACCCGTCAAAGCTCGGCTGCCGTTCGTCCTCCGTACAGGACCCGGAGGAAGCGCGTCTCGAAGATATGGACGTCCGTTTGTTGAGCATCACGGGAACCACCAGCAACGAGCTGAAGTTCGACGTTGTCGTTTCGGCTGAAATTGAAATCACTGAAACAGCCTGTCATCACGACCTTGAAAACGACTGTGCGGAGCAGTGGTTCAGGGTGTCGTGTTCCTGCGACGTCTCGAACGGTATTAAGAACTTCCGGGTTGAAGGCTTCTGCATTTACTCGAAATCAAGGGCAGGGAAACCCGGTCAACTTTCGGATTATCTCGTTCCAATCATCCATAAAGAAGAACTCGACGCCGTCGCGGAGGGTTTCCTCCGGCAGTATTATCCCGAAGCACTCGAATCGCCGACGCCCGTTCCAGCCGCCGAACTCGCGGCTCGGATGGGACTCACAATCCGACAAGAACACATCACCAAGACCTGCACGGTTTTCGGGCAGGTGTTCTTCGCCGATTGCGTCGTCCCCTGCTACGATGAAGAGAAGGGCGTTTATCACGACGTGGCGGTCGATGAGGGAACGATCCTCGTTGACCCCGACGTGTTCTTTATGCGGACGCTCGGCTCTTACAATAACACTATCGTCCACGAGTGCGTCCACTGGGGACTGCACCGTCGCTTCTTCGAACTTGAAAAGCTATACAATACGGAAGCCAAGTCCATCGTCTGCCAGGTCAAAGAGGGCGACGCCCCGGAAAAAAAGAGGTCGCCGCTTGAGTGGATGGAGTGGCAAGCCAACCACCTCGCGCCGCGCATCCTCATGCCGGCCACTACCACGAAAGTCAAAATTGAGGAGCTGTTCGCTGCAGCGAGAACCGCTTCGCCGAACGCCGCCCCTTCAGACATCATGGAACAGGTCGTCATCGCGCTTGCGGATTTTTTCGGCGTTTCCAAACAGTCGGCGAAAATCCGCATGATTGATCTCGGATACACAGACGCCATCGGCGTGTTTAACTATACCGACGACGGCTACGTTCCGAGCCACTCTTTCGAGTCGAAAGCCGTGGCGAAGAACCAGACCTTTGTCGTCGGTGAAGCCGATCTCGCCATTGCCTTTCTAACACAGCCCAATTTCCAATCGATGATGGAGTCGGGGCGTTATGTGTATGTAGACAAGCACATCTGCATCAACGACAGAAAGTACATCGGCAAGACGGCTGCTGGGACGGCGGTTCTCACGGATTACGCCATGCAGCACATGGACGAGTGCTGCCTCACATTCGACGTTACCTATAAAAAGAACAGCCAGTATGGAGCTTCGTTTTATACGGAGTGCGCCCTGTTCCGGGCGGCGATGTCGGATTCACACCCCGAAGCAGGATACCTCCATAATCAGTTCAACCAGGCGATAGACGTGAAAGCGTCCACGAGCGCGGACTTCAAATCGTCGGTTACGGCAATCACAACCGTCAAGAAGGCTCTTCCCTCCGAGTTCGGAGATACCCTTTCGGCCCACATGAAGCGGCTCTCCATGACAAACGAAGCAATGGCCGACCGCTGCCTCATCAATGAGGACAACATTCGAAAATACCGCAACGGTCAAAAAAAGCCCAAACTCCAAACGGTCATCGCGTTGTGCGTGGGCTTACAGCTTCCTCCCATGCTCGGCTTCGACCTTGTGGATAAGGCGGGGTTCACGCTGAAGAGCGGTCTGGAACAGGCGGCATACAACATTATCCTTTGTACCATGACGCAGAACAGTATCTACGAATGCAATGAAATGCTCCGCGCTATGAACGTCAGGACTCTTTCTAAAGAGGAATAACCGAAAAAACTAAAAAAGTTTTCACGCGACCGGGTCAAAAAAGCCCGGTCGCTTTTTTCATATTTAAGGCCGCTTCGAGTGTTTCGCCCATATGTTTGGGCGGCTCGGAGCGGCCTTTTTTGCGTTAAAACCGGGCTTTTTCGGTCCGGGTAACGAGGGCGTTTCGCCGCTACAATTAGCACATGAGATGGCCACTCAAGAGTTCGCGGCGGCCCCCCGCCACGGCTCGAATCACAAACAAGAACACGGGACACACCCCCGAATGAACACGAAAGGTTATAGGTGAATTGCTATGAAAAAAGTCTTTATATGCTCCCCGTACCGTGGGGATATCAAGGAAAACACCAAGATTGCCAGGGACTTCGGACGTCTCGCCGCCAAGTGCGACTACGTCCCTATCATCCCGCACCTGGTGTTTCCGCAGTTTCTGGACGACAACGACCCTGAAGAGCGCATCCTCGGCATCACGCTCGGCGCGGAACTGCTTAAGGTCTGCGACATGATGTGGGTCGTTGGCGACCGGGTCACCAAGGGAATGCAGTTTGAAATCGAGGCGGCGAAGAAGCTGAAGCTCCCTGTCCGGCTCTATGACAAAAAGGCAAACCGCATCTATCCCGACACGCTTGCGGTCGATGACCGTGTGAATGATGAATTTCTGAATGCCCTCATGGGCGCAAACCTCGTTTGAGAAAGGATGGTAAGAACATGAACGATGTATATCTTTCCCTGGCTGACGGCTTCGATAAGCTGGCCGCAGGTTACCGCGCCCTGGCGGACAACGAGGGCAATGAAGTCAAGACGTCTCCCGCGTCCCAGCCGGAGGAACGCGAAGTCGATGTGGAAGAAGTCCGCGCCGTACTTGGCGAGAAAAGCGCGGCCGGCAAAACCGCGCAGGTCAGGGCGTTACTGATGAAATACGATGCAGGGAGACTCTCCGGGGTTAAGCCGGAGGATTACGCCGCGCTTCTTGCGGAAGCGGAGGTGCTGTAATGCCCGAACGTCACGCCCGGTTTTCACCCTCTGCGGCAAATCGCCGTTTGAACTGTCCTCCCTCCCTGCGTTTGGAAGAGCAGTTCGTCGAGGACGAAAGCCAATACGCTGCGGAGGGAACGGCGGGCCACGCGCTCGCCGAACACCTCATCAAAAAGCATCTCAAAATCCGCTCCAAACGCCCGGTATCCGATTACTACTCTGACGAACTGCTTGAAGCCGTGGACGAATATGTGTCTTTCGTCATCGGCGAGATCGAGGACGCGCGGCGAGAGTGTGTAAGCCCTGTCATCTGCGTAGAGCAGCGTGTAGACGCTTCGGATTATGTGGACGAGTGCTTCGGCACGGCCGATGCGGTCATTGTGACCGACAAGGTCGCCCATGTAATCGACCTCAAGCTCGGCAAGGGAGTCCCGGTCTATGCCGACGCAAACCCGCAGCTCATGATTTACGGTCTCGGCGTTCTGGCGATGGCGGAGCTGATTTTCGACGTGGAGACGGTCCGGCTTACTGTGTTTCAGCCCAGACTTAACAGCTCGTCTACTTGGGATATCACTCCTGCCGAGCTGAAGAAGTGGGGCGACGAGGTTCTCCGTCCAAGGGGCGCGATGGCGCTGATGGGTGCCGGAGAGTTCGCCGCAGGAACATGGTGCAGGTTCTGTCGTGCAAGAAATCAATGCCGCGCAAGAGCAGAGGAGTTCCTCTCCCTGGCGAAGATGGAGTTTCGCGCTCCGGCTCTCTTGACCGACGAGGAAATCTCGGAGGTTCTCCGCAAATCAGACGAGCTGGCAAAATGGGCCTCAGACGTGTATGCCTTCGCCCAGGATCAGGCTATCGTCCACGGCAAGGTGTGGCCCGGATACAAGCTCGTGGAAGGCAGAAGCAACCGCAAATACACATCCGACGAGGAGGTCGAAGAGGCTGCGAAAGCTGCCGGATACACCGATATCTACAAACGATCCCTTATCGGCATCGGCGAGATGGAGAAGCTCATGGGAAAAGACGAGTTTGCCCGAATCCTCGGCAGTCTCATTTACAAACCCCAAGGCAAGGTCACCCTCGCTCCCGACGCCGACAAACGTGAAGCCATCAACAAAACAACCGCTCTTGCGGATTTTCAGGAGGTTTAATTATGAACACCAATACCAACTACACCAAAGTTATCGTCCCTTGCCGTTTCTCCTACCTGCATTGCTGGGAGCCGGACTCCGTAAACGGCGGCGACCCCAAGTACAGCGTTTCCGCTATTGTTCCCAAGTCTGACACGGTAACCGTTACGGCTATCAAGGCCGCCATCGAACAGGCGAAGAAGGACTCTGTTTCCAAGTGGGGCGGCAAAGTCCCCGGTAACCTCAAGACCCCTCTGCGCGACGGCGACATTGACCGTCCCGACGACGAGGCGTACAAGGGCTGCTATTTCTTCAACGCCAACAGCCGTCAGGCTCCGCAGGTCGTGGATAAGGCGGTTCAGCCTGTCATCGACCAGAACGAAGTGTATTCCGGCTGCTACGGCAGGATCAGCGTGACCTTCTATGGTTACAACAGCAACGGTAATCGCGGCATCGCCGCAGGTCTCGGCAACATCCAGAAACTCAGGGATGGCGAGTCTCTCGGCGGTCGCACCAACGCTGCAGAAGAGTTCGGCACGGTCGAAGACGACGATTTCCTCTCTTAAGCACACAGCTACCGGGGCGGTAGGCAACTGCCGCCCCTCCTACATAGAAAGAAGGATGATTATGGATAGATATAACAGAATTCGCATTCTCCTCCGGCTTGCAGATTTATGCACACCCTCGGAGTCAGAGCGGCGAAAGAAATACATGGATGAGGTGGACAACCTGTTGGAAGACCCTGCGTGTGTAATCACCACACCATACGATGATCTAATGGAGCTATTCGATTTCGATGCTCCAAAAGTCAAGTGGAGTTGGAAACAAGTGTCAGATTTGTTGGCTGATCCCCGCATCAAAGCTCTTGGAGACGGTTCAACAGAAGCTCTGGGTATGAGACTGGCGGGAATGGCAAGAGGCGAATACGGAATACGGAAGAAGCGCAGTAAGCGAGGGTCACTCTATTACTTGCCACCCATTGGAAATGACGGGGGGGTCTCTGATGCGAGTATTAGCGATTGATATCGAGACCTATTCAGATATAGACCTGACCAAATCAGGGGTCTACGCATATTCCGACAGTCCGAAATTTGAAATTCTGCTATTCGCCTATGCCTTTGATGATGACCCGGTAAAAATAGTGGACTTTACTTGCCGCGAGGTGTTGCCGGAGGAGGTGCGCTCGGCTCTGACCGACGACAACATCGTGAAAACGGCTTTCAACGCAGCATTCGAGCGCACCTGCCTTTCAAAGTGGTTCGGCGTACAGCTTCAGCCGCTTTCGTGGCAATGCACGGCCGTACAATCTGCGATGCTCGCCCTTCCGCTTTCACTTGACGGCGTAGGCGAAGTTCTCGATATCACCCGCAAAAAGCTCAAGGAAGGCGCCGACCTGCTCCGCTTCTTCTGCATTCCCTGCAAGCCGACAAAGACCAACGGCGGACGGACACGCAATCTCCCGGCGGACGCGCCCGAAAAATGGGCGAAGTTCAAGGAATACTGCGTCCGCGACGTTGAGGCCGAACGCGAAATCCGTGAGAAGCTGCGGAACTTCCCCATCCCGGAACATGAACAGGAGCTGTATCGGCTCGACCAGGAAATCAACGACAGAGGCATTCTTGTCGACCGCGAGCTTGTCGCCGGAGCCGTTGAATGCGACCTTCAGTACAAAGAGCAAACTACCCGCCGCGCATACGAGCTGACCGGGCTTAACAATCCCAACTCCGTGGCGCAGGTCAAGGACTGGCTGTCCGAGCACGGAGTGGAAGCCGACAGTCTCGACAAGAAGGCGGTCAAGGAACTCATCGGCGATGCGGACGGCGAGGTCTTGGAAATGTTGAAGCTCCGACTTCTCATGGCAAAAACCTCGGTCAAGAAGTACGAGGCTATAGAGCGTTCCGTCTGCTCGGATGGTCGGGTCCACGGACTGCTTCAATTTTATGGCGCAAACAGGACCGGCAGATGGGCGGGACGGCTCGTCCAGGTTCAGAACCTTCCGCAAAACCACATCCCCGATCTGGGGCTTGCCCGCGATCTTATAAAAAAGCGGCGTTTCTATGACGTCGATTTGCTATTCGATTCCACCCCAGGGGTGCTTTCGGAACTTATCCGCACAGCCTTTGTTCCCCGTCCAGGATGCAGATTCATCGTCGCAGACTTCAGCGCAATAGAAGCGCGGGTCATCGCATGGCTCGCCGGAGAGTCGTGGCGGCTTGATGTGTTTGCAACCCACGGCAAAATCTACGAAGCCTCTGCCGCCGCCATGTTCGGCGTCCCTGTGGAGAGCATCCACAAGGGCGACCCGCTCCGGCAGAAGGGCAAGATCGCGGAGCTGGCTCTCGGCTATGGCGGCTCTGTGGGAGCGTTGACAGCGATGGGCGCTTTGGATATGGGACTGACCGAGGAGGAGCTTCAACCGCTCGTGAATCAACGGCGCGGGGCGAATCCGCACATCACGAAATACTGGTGGGACTGCGATTCGGCGGCATACACAGCCGTGGAGGAGAAGACGGAAACCTCGGTCGGCCGCATCACGTTCGCATGGCGTTCCGGCATCCTGTTCATCACGCTTCCAAGCGGTCGAAAACTCTCGTACATCAAGCCGCGCCTTGCTACGAACCGTTTCGGCAGAATGGGGCTGACTTATGAGGGCGTCGGCGAAAGCAAGAAGTGGATGCGTATCGAAACCTATGGCCCGAAAATTGTTGAAAACATTGTCCAGGCAACGGCTCGCGACCTGCTTGCGGACGCAATGCTCCGGCTGCGGAACGCCGGGTTTGCCATTGTCATGCACATCCACGACGAAGCCGTCATTGAAGTCCCGTACGGCGTGTCATCCGTTGGCGAGATTTGTCGAATTATGTCGGAAGCCCCCGAATGGGCGGACGGCCTGCCGCTTCGAGCCGACGGCTACGAATGCGAGTTCTATAAAAAAGATTGAGGAGGTACAACGATGGGAGTGAACAGATATAACTCCGAGGGGTATTGCGACCCCACGGCCTATGAAGCGATATGCAATTCGGAGCGTTTCCGTATTTCGTATCCGACCGGGTACATGGAACTGAATGTCGAGAATTTCTTTCCTTGCCCGGTCGAGAAAGGTAAAAAGGTATTCCGGCTCGTCCGGGAGCATTGCACGGCAATCCAACAAGAGGAGCTTCTCGCCATTCTGCTCCGCAAAGCGAAGTCCTATGCGGACAAGGCTCTCGAACTGGACGGACGATTGGATGACGCGACGCTTTCTGAAAAGGATTATGACGACGTTTACTCGCAGCTCAAGAATGTCAAACGACAGCACGAGCGCATTACTCGAAATATTGAACAGCTCACGGGGAGGAAAGCGAAATGAAGATAAAGGTATCAGTCGGCAACAGCCGCATGGATAAAAAGTGGAATCTTGTCGAGATGGAGCTTGACGAGTTCCGGGATCGCATCGCCATCACCAAGCGGACGGCCGAAACGGTCGAACAGTATAAAAAGCTCTCCAAAGCAAAACAGGACGACATCAAGGATGTGGGCGGTTTCGTTCTCGGCGTTCTCAAAAACGGACGCAGGAAGAAGGACAGCGTCATTTCCCGCTCCGCTCTGTGCCTGGATATGGACTATGCGGAAGCGAGCGTCATCGACCAAATCGAGATGTTCTTCTCCTTCCGCTGCTGGTTCTACAGCACCCATAAGCACACCCCGGAGAAACCCCGATTCCGGCTCATCGTCCCGCTCTCCCGTGACGTAACCCCGGACGAATACATGGCGGTTGGCAGAAAGGTCGCCGAGGGAATCGGAATCGAGCAGTTCGACGACACCACCTACGAGCCGAGCCGTCTTATGTACTGGCCTTCGACCTCCTCGGACGGAGAGTTTATCTTCCGAGAGATCGACGGCGCGCTACTCGATCCCGACGCGGTTCTCGCCAAATACGTCGACTGGCATAACACGGCGGAGTGGCCCGTGTCCAAACGCCAGGTAACGGTGGTGCAGCGCGAGGTCAAAAAACAGGCTGACCCGCTCGAAAAGCCCGGTACGGTAGGGGCGTTTTGCCGGACGTACTCTGTGCAAGAGGCGATTGAGACCTTTCTCACAGATGTTTACAAACACAGCGCCATGCCGGGTCGCTTCGACTATATCCCTGCCGATTCACAGGCCGGCGTGGTTATCTACGACGATAAATATTGCTACAGCCATCATGCAACCGACCCCGCTTGCGGCAAGTTGCTGAACGCCTTTGATGTTGTCCGCCTTCATCGGTTCGGCGCGCTCGACACCAAAGCGGACGAAGACGCCGACTCCGGCAAACTCCCGTCGTTCAAGGCGATGCAGGAATTCGCCGTTCAAGACGAAGGCGTGAAGCTGCAGCTTGCCAAGGAGCGTCAGATCGCCGCCTCCCGAGAGTTCACCTCAGACGCCGACGACTGGCAGAGCGTCCTCGAACTCGACAAGCAGGGGCGCGTAAAGGATACGCTCACGAACCTTGCCAACATCGTCCGCTTTGACCCGAATCTTCACGCCATCGTTTACAACGAGTTCAAGTGCATGGTGGACGTGATCGGCGAAGTGCCGTGGAAGCAGGTAAAGCCCGGATGGGGCGACGCCGACGTCGCTTGCGCGAAGGTGTACTTCGAGCGGGTCTACGGCATATGGTCGCCGACAAAATTCAAGGACGCTCTGCTTGCTGTCATCTCTGCGGAGCGGGTCTATCACCCCATCAAGAACTACTTTGACACGCTTTCCTGGGATGGAGAGGAGCGCGTGGATCGTCTGCTTGTGGACTACCTCGGAGCGGAGGATAATGCCTATACCCACGCGGTAACGAGAAAAACGCTCTGCGCAGCCGTCGCCCGTGTGTACGAGCCGGGCGTGAAGTTCGACTCAATCCTCGTGCTGAACGGTCCGCAGGGTATCGGTAAATCCACGCTTTTTGCACGACTCGGTCGAGAGTGGTATTCGGACTCGCTCACCATTTCGGATATGAGGGACAAGACCGCAGCCGAGAAGCTGCAGGGATATTGGATTCTCGAATTGGGCGAGCTTGCCGGAATTAAAAAGGTCGATGTGGAAACTGTCAAGTCGTTTATCACCCGCACCGACGATAAGTTCCGCCAGTCCTACGGCGTGACGGTCGAGAGCCATCCTCGCAACAACGTCATCGTCGGGTCGACCAACTCGGAGTCCGGCTTCCTGCGCGACGTCACAGGCAACCGCCGCTTCTGGCCTGTTCTTGTAACGGGCAAGGGCAACCGACCCGTGTGGAGCGTCACGCCGGAGCTTGTCAATCAGATTTGGGCTGAAGCCATCGTGAAATACCGTGACGGCGAGGAACTGTATCTAAAAGGCGACGTCGCCGATCTCGCATACGGCGCGCAGCAGGAAGCGATGGAGGCCGACGACCGCGAGGGCGTGGTATCCGATTACCTCGATCGTCTCCTGCCCGAAAACTGGGACGCGATGGATTTGTACCAGAGAAGGAGCTTCCTGGGCGGTAGCGAGTTTGACGGAGCCGCCGCCAACGGTACGGTGCGCCGAAGCAAGGTCTGCATTATGGAAATATGGTGCGAGTGCTTCTGCAAAGAGCGGCAGAACCTCAAACGCACGGACTCCTATGAGATTGAAGGCATTATCATGCGGCTCGGCGAGTGGGAGATTATGACCGCCAACAAAAGCGGCAAGTCGCGCTATCCCCTTTACGGCCCTCAAAAGACCTTCGTGCGCCATGCCGAAGGAACAGCGAACTCATGATAGGAACGTGCTTGTGATTCCTTGCTTTAGAGAGGGAACGGAGAAAGGAACATCCGCAAACGGTAGTCCTACACGGCGCTACGGCGGCTCTGTTCCTACTGTTCCTAACTTCAAGCATTATATGGTCTACAAGGTAAAAAAGGTTGAAAACAGGCACGTTCATGTATGTATATGCGCGTATAGGGATTTTGGGGCAAAGAACGGTTCAGAGGAACGGGAGGCTATGTTATGCGAGAAAGTACAATCGAGCGCAAGCTCGTCATCGAGACAAAAAAGCGTGGTGGGCTTGCCGCCAAATTCGTATCGCCGGGGTTAGATGGAGTGCCCGACCGTCTGGTACTTCTCCCCGGAGGTCGTCTGGCATTCGTGGAATTGAAGGCACCCGGAAAAAGGCCGCGACCCCTTCAGCTCCGACGCATTGAACAGCTTACCGCTCTCGGTTTCAAGGTCTACTGCGTAGACGGCACAGAACAGATTGGAGGCGTTTTGGATGAAATACAATCCTCATAATTACCAGACCTTTGCGACCGACTTCGTACTGACGCATCCGGCCTGCGGTTTGATACTCGATATGGGCCTCGGCAAAAGCGTGATAACGCTAACCGCCCTGTGGGACTTGATACTTGACAGTTTCGACGTGGGCAAAGTCCTCGTCATCGCTCCCAAGCGCGTGGCGGAGGATACCTGGCCGAAAGAGCTGGCCAAGTGGGATCACCTTAACGGGCTGACCTATTCCCTGGTTCTCGGCGGCGAAAAGCAACGCCGCGAAGCCCTGCAACAGAGAGCGTTCATTTACATCATCAACCGGGAGAATGTGGCATGGCTCGTGGAGAACTACAAGTGGGACTTCGACACCCTGGTCATCGACGAACTGTCCTCCTTCAAATCGGCGAAAGCGCAAAGGTTCAAAGCCCTCAAGCGTGTAAGGCCGCTTATCACGAGGGTCATCGGGCTGACAGGCACTCCGGCGCCGAACTCGCTCATCGACCTGTGGCCGGAGATTTACCTTTTGGATATGGGCAAACGGCTCGGCCGCTTTATCGGCGGATATCGCGACCGCTTCTTTCTCCCCGACAAGCGCAACCGGGAAATCGTGTACAGCTACAAGCCCCGCGAAGGGGCGGAGGAAAAGATATACGAGCTTATTTCCGACATCTGCGTCTCCATGAAAGCGACTGATCACCTCGCCATGCCGGAGCTGATCAGCAACAAGGTTGAAGTTCACATGGACAGCAAGGAATCGGCGCTTTACGACAAATTCCGTCAGGACATGGTCGTGAAGCTGCCGGACGGAGAACTTGACGCCGTCAACGCCGCCGCCCTTTCAAGCAAGCTCCTTCAAATGGCAAACGGCGCGGTTTATGGCGAGGAGCGGAAGGTTCACCGCATCCACGACCGCAAGCTCGACGCTTTGGAGGATATCATCGAAGCCGCCAACGGGAAACCGCTCCTTGTGGCGTTCTGGTTTAATCACGACCGCGACCGCATCAAGGCGAGGTTTAACGTGCGGGAGATCTCCACGGCAAAGGATATCACCGACTGGAACGAAGGAAAAATTCCCGTGGCTCTCTTGCACCCCGCTTCGGGCGGACACGGGCTGAACCTACAGGACGGCGGTTCGACCATCGTGTGGTTCGGGCTGACCTGGTCGCTTGAACTGTACAAACAGCTAAACGCCCGTCTTTGGAGACAGGGACAGAAGAACTCGGTGGTCATCCACCACATTATCACAAGCGGCACTCACGACGAGGACGTTATGAGAGCTTTGGACAGAAAGGACATGAGCCAAGACGCTTTGATCGAAGCGGTCAAGGCCCGAATAGGAGGCGGCGTATGAGTGAAAGGATAGAAAAGCTGATGCGGGATTATCCGCAGATGAAAACCGAGGTCAAGTGCCTTGAAAATCAAATCCGCAACTTTCGCGGTATTTCCGAAACGGAGATGATTGAGTCGATGCTTTTCTCCCATCCCAAAGGGGATCGGGTTCAGACGAGCGGCGTTTCGGACAAAACTGCCCGTATCGCCATTTCGTACAGAGAGCGCATGGAACGCATCAACAGCGAGTGGTATGAATACCTCGAAAAGAAATACCTCCTGCTTTCTGAGGAACTGCGATTCTTCGAGTCGGCGCTTTCATCTTTACCCGGCAAACTGTCGGGGATAATGAAAGATATGGTACTCGACGGCATGACTTACGACTCCCTTGCCGCAAAATATTTCGTCAGCCGCACGATGGTGGTCAAATACAGAAAACGCGCCATTGTCGAGCTGGACAGGCTCTATACCGTCCACGACGCAGAGGTGGCGGCGTACATTTTGAATTGAGGAGGTCAACGATATGTGTAAACGAGGAGAAATCTACTTTGTGGACTTCGGCGACAACATAGGCAGCTTCAAGCAGAGCGGGACTCGCCCTGCCGTGGTGGTCAGCAACAATAAAGCAAATACGCATTCGCCCGTTGTAACCGTTGTGCCGCTGACCTCCAAAACCCGAAAGACACAGCTGCCGACCCATGTGCTTATCCCGACCACGGCCGGTGTTGGACTGAACCGCACGAGCCTTGCTCTCGCCGAGCAAGTGGAGACGTTAGATAAAGACCGTCTCTTAGACTACAAGGGTGTAATCACGAGCAAGAAGGTCATGGGGCAGATAACGACGGCGCTGCAGGTGCAAATCGGAGTCTTCGAGGAATACAACTGACTATGTTTTCGTAAAAGCGTATATGATTTGGTCTGTATCACATTATGATACAGACCACTTTTTTATTGCGCCAAGCCTTTTGGCGGGGCGAGACGCAAGGCGCAGTAGGAAATAACGTCCTCCGGCGTCGGTCGAGCGCCTTTGAACGGAATGTCTTTCCAAACCGCCCGTACTTCGGGGTCGAGATTATCAAACCCCGCGTCAATCGCCTCCTGTATATCCTTATAAACCTGTTCGACCGTCGTCTTTTCCTTTTTCGCTATTTGGCGAAAAATGTCGTCGTATGTTTTCATTGCAAAACCCTCCTTATTCTTTTAGAACTTCTTATAGTTCTATTAGAATTACTATACCGTGAGGATTTTGTCGAATGGTGGCAACCTTTGTCGAGAGGGCAAAAAAAGAAGAGCCTTTCGGCCCTTCTTGCGGAATGCGGTCTATTCTTCTGTTAATAAAGCCCTTACAGCATTCATTATTCGCTGCTGTTCCTTTTTGGGCCGCTTTTCAATCATGGCGGACAACTCGGATGCAATGCTTTGATTGGAGTGGTCTACCACATCAAGGAGAAGTGAATCGGCTGAAACGTCGAGCGCGTTTGCAATCTGAACAAAGGTTTCCAGTTTCGGGGCCTTACATCCACGCTCGATAACGCTAATATGAGTCGTACTCTTTCCAATAATCTCCGCCAGTTTCTCCTGCGTTAATCCCTTCGCTTCTCTTGCAGCCTTAATCCGTGCGCCGACAGCGTTCAAGTCCATTCCTACACCTCCCTCTGGAACGAATAATAGTTCTAAAATAATTATATGCATGAGAGAAGCGAACATACAGAAATCAGCGGAACTACATATTGGTCTAACAGAACTATATTATGGCGCGTTGTCCTCGCCTGGGGTTATGGTTTTGCCAATTTGGTTATCCAAAGGTGTCCTGTTGGTTAGCTGTTTTTTTATTTGACCTGCGCTATACTTATAATTGCCAGGAAAGCATAAAGGGCTTGGGGTTTCGACCTCAAGTCCTTTTTTCGTGGTCGGGAGCGGCTTTCATCCTTTCCCGCTCCCGTACATAGAAAGGAGCTGTCAATTATGATTTTTACCAGCGAACAGGTGTCGTGCGGACACCCCGACAAAATCTGCGATCAAATTTCGGACGCCATTTTAACCGACTGCCTTCAGCACGACCGTTACAGCCGTGTTGCAGCCGAGTGCCTTATCAAGGACTACGACGTTATTGTGGCCGGCGAGATCACCTCCGCCCATGAGCCGGACTATATTGAAATCGTGCGCGGCGTTCTTTCACGCATCGGTTTACCGAACGTGGACAGGTACAGAGTGACCGTCCTTGTCAGCCAGCAGAGCGCGGACATCGCACAGGGCGTGGACGTCAACGGCGCCGGAGATCAGGGCATGATGTTCGGCTATGCCACGAGCGAAACGCCGGAGCTGATGCCGTTGCCGTTTGCCGTGGCGACCCACGCTTTGAAGCTGCTGCGTGAGCTGAACAGTCCGCTTCTCCTTCCCGACGCTAAATGCCAGGTGTCCTACGATTACGATAACAACCGCATCGCCACATTTCTTATCAGCACACAGCACATTGAGGAGGCGACGGTCGAGGACATTCGACCCGTTGTGGAAGCCGTCATGGAAACGGCGGCGCTCGACTACGGTCTGCCCGTTGACTTCGTTCGCCTTGTTAATCCTACCGGCCGTTTTGTTGTCGGTTCTTCTTTTGCCGATAGCGGGTTGACTGGGCGAAAAATTATCGCCGATACCTACGGCGGTATGTGCCGCCACGGCGGAGGGGCTTTCTCCGGCAAAGACCCCACGAAGGTCGATCGAAGCGCCTCCTACGCAGCAAGAAAGATCGCCCGTGACGTAGTCGTCCAAGGCTGGGCTGACTGCTGTGAAGTTCAGCTTGCCTACGCTATCGGCGTTCCCGAACCCGTCGCCGTCTACATTGAATGTTTCGGCGGCGAGCGTGTGCCGATGGAAAGAATCTATGCTTTCGTTTACAACAACTACGACCTTTCTCCGCAGGGCATCATTGATGCGCTTGGTCTCCGGGACTTCGACTACAACCTCGTGTCGGCTTACGGTCACTTCGGCGACCCCTCATTCCCTTGGGAGCAGTAACCGTGCCGCGCCGACCGAACACGCCGTGCAAACATCCGGGCTGTGGGAAGCTCGTCCCTTATGGGCGGGACTACTGCGACGACCACACCCCAGTCCATCGGCACGATGTGAAGTCAACAAAAGAAAAAGGTTACGGAAGACGCTGGCAGAAAGCTCGCGGAGCGTTCCTCAAAACGCACCCGCTCTGCGTGAAGTGTCAGTCGGAGGGCAAGCTCGTCCCCGCCACAGTGGTCGACCACATCGTTCCTCATCGCGGCGACCCGCATCTCTTTTGGGATGAAGGAAACTGGCAGCCTCTGTGTAAATCCTGTCACGACACCAAGACCATGACCGAGGACAGATATCAGGACTTCAAATACTGACGGGGCCGAGGGCCCTGGGGGCGGTCAAATCTCTGCGTCTTTTCAAGAAGAAGACCGGGGCGGGGTCAAACGCAAATTTTCGCGGAATTAGTTAGGGGGGATACCCTCTAAACCGCCGCGCCACGGGCAAAAGGGATAAAAACTGGCGAAACTGCGGTACTTGACGGCGCAACCCGACCCCGTCTTGAAAGCCGCCTTTCGCCGCGAGGTTACGATTAAGGGCTGAAGTTCACACGGTTTTTGTGTGAGTTTCACCCATTTTTTATGCGAAAGGATGTGAAGCGATGAACGACTACCAGACCCGACAGATTCGGGAGTTCAGGATGAAAGGCGTGGGCTATCGTGCCATCGCCTCGGTCACGGGATTATCCCGCGACATCGTCCGCAACTACTGCAAGACCCACGCGCTCGACGGATTTGGCGTAGAGCTGACCGCCAATATGAAAGAGCAGATGCAGCAAGGCGCTGTTTGCCTGTGCTGCGGAAAGCCTGTGAAGCAGCCCGTCACCGGGCGCAAACGGAAGTTCTGCTCGGACAAATGCAGACGGCAATGGTGGGGCGCGCACCCCGGCGCTCTTCAGAAAAATGAGTCGGCGATGTACGAACTCACCTGTGCCTATTGCGGCAAGGTCTATCAATCCTACGGAAACAAAACACGAAAATACTGCAGTCACGAATGTTATGTGCGCGACCGCTTCTGGAGAGCGGAGGAAGGCCGCGAGCCATACGTTTCGGACACGCAGAAAATGGAGGAAGCCGCCCATGAATGATATGCAATGGGAAACCCTTTCTTTGGACTCTCTTCGCCCAGCGGCTTACAACCCGCGCAAGAAGCTGAAGTCCGGCGACAAGGAATACGAGAAAATCAAAAACTCCATATTGGAGTTTGGGTACGTCGAGCCTATCATCGTCAACTACGATATGACGGTCATCGGCGGCCACCAGCGTTTGACGGTTCTGCGCGACCTCGGATACGCCGAGGCGCAATGCGTCGTTCTGCATATTGAGGACGAAAACAAGGTCAAGGCGCTCAACATCGCGCTCAATAAAATCACGGGCGCCTGGAATGAACAGCTCCTGGCCGATCTGCTTGTTGACCTGCAGAATGTAGATTTCAATATTGATCTCACTGGTTTTGAGGCCCCGGAGGTCGAGCAACTCTTTTCAAAAGTACATGACAAAGAGGTCAAGGAAGACGACTTCGACGTGGACGAGGCGCTGAAGAAACCGACCGTCTCGAAGTCCGGCGATCTGTGGCTACTCGGCAAGCACCGACTCATCTGCGGCGACTCCACGCTGCCGGAAACCTTTACTGCTCTCATGGACGGCATAAAGGCCAACATTGTGGTGACCGACCCGCCCTACAACGTGAATGTTGAGGAGACGGCGGGTAAAATCAAGAACGACAACATGGCGGACGCGGACTTCTATAAGTTCCTGTTCGCCGCTTTCGTTAATATGGAGCAGAACATGGAGAGCGACGCTTCCATCTATGTGTTCCACGCCGACACACAGGGTTTGACGTTCCGCAGAGCTTTTGCCGATGCAGGGTTCTACCTCTCCGGGTGCTGCATTTGGAAAAAGAACGCACTCGTCCTGGGCCGCTCGCCGTATCAATGGCAGCATGAGCCCTGCCTCTTCGGTTGGAAGAAGGGTGGGAAGCACGTCTGGTACAGCGACCGCAAGCAAACGACTATCTGGGAATACGACCGCCCGAAGTCCTCGAAGGAGCATCCGACCATGAAGCCCGTTGCACTTCTCGCATATCCGATACAGAACTCATCCATGAGGGGCTGTGTCGTTCTCGACCCCTTCCTCGGTTCCGGCTCTACGCTGATGGCGTGTGAACAGACCGGGCGGATTTGCTACGGCATAGAGCTTGACGAGAAGTTTGCCGACGTTATCGTGAACCGCTACATTGAAGCGGTCGGCGGTTCGGACGGAGTGTTCCTCGTGCGCGATGGGGTTAAGACGCCGTTCGCACAGGTCCCGAAGCCGAAGAGCGACGAGGACGAAATACCACTATTTTAGGCATGGGCTGTCCCGTGCCTTTTTCATTTGGAAGGAGCGGACAGCTATGTCTGATAACAAGCAGCTTACATTTATAGATTTCTTTTCGGGGATCGGCGGCTTCCGGCACGGCCTTGAGCTTGCCGGACTCAAGTGCGTCGGATTCTGCGAGAAGGATAAATTTGCGGTACGGTCTTACCGTGCTATGTACGATACGGAGGGAGAATGGTATGGAGAGGACATTTCCAAGCTCGGAGCAGACGACGTTCCTCAAGCAGATATATGGACTGCGGGAAGTCCTTGTCAAAATGTCTCTATTGCAGGGGGACGATCCGGATTACACGGTGACCGAAGCGGACTGTTTTTTCAATTCGTTGACCTCCTCAAAGGGAAAGCGGAAGCGGATAAGCCCCAATGGATTATCCTTGAAAATGTTAAGGGACTTCTTTCGAGCAATGCCGGATGGGACTTCCTTGAATATCTCGGTGAACTGGCCGAAGCTGGGTACGATTGCGAGTGGCAGATTTTCAACTCCAAAGACTACGGAGTCCCTCAAAACCGAGAGCGAGTGTACACTGTTGGACGTCTTAGAGCCGGAGGCGGACGAAAAATACTACCTATCGGCGCAGCGAGCTGTGGAAATCTTAAGCAGATTATAGGCGGGATGCAGGGTTACCGGGTCTACGACCCCTCCGGCGTTTCGTCCACCCTGGCAAGCGAAGCCGGGGGTATGGGCGCAAAGACGGGTCTTTACCTTATCGACCAGTCGTTAACTGCTCCCAAGCTGACCGAGGAGGCCCGATGTATCACAGCCCGATACACCTCCGGGGCCACGAAGCGCACGGCGATGAACAGCGCCGTTCTTGAGGTCGGCGCCGCCTACCCGGTGCTGACTCCCGACCGCCTTGAAAAGCGGCAGAACGGACGGAGAATGAAAGGCTCGGACGAGCCGATGTTTACCCTCACGAGTCAGGATAGGCACGGCGTCATGCTTGAGCTGACAGAGGATAAAGACAGTCCTGTTAAGGAAGAATCAGACTCGCAAAAACACACTACGGCCGGAGTCAAGCTGCGGAACGCCACCAAGCAAGGATATCAGACAGCGCGACCGGGCGACTCCGTGGATTTTGCTTATCCCGCTTCCGACACTCGCCGCGCACGGGTCGGGCAGGGTTTCGCCCACGCTCTTTCCTGTTCTGGCGCGGTCGGAGTGGCTGTGTGGCGCGGCAAACGCGTCCGCATCAGACGGCTTACCCCGAAGGAGTGTTTCAGGCTTCAAGGCTTCAGCGACGACCTCTTTGAAAAGGCGGCCGCGGTCAATTCTGACGCGCAGCTTTACAAGCAGGCCGGCAATGGCGTGACCGTGAATGTTGTCTATTATATCGGCTGCAAGATCGCTGAAATGACTTGACTTATACCCCTTTCAGAGTGATGTATACAGTACCGAAAAAGAAAGGCGGTATGAAAAATGGAAATCAAAACAAACGCCAGCGACCGTAAGGCCCTGGTAAAGGCCATTGCAGAGATCACAGGAGCGGAAGCAAAATACGCCGGGCCGCCCACCTTCAACTACACCGTGGACTACTTCACCATTGAACGCGACAGCAGTATTACCTTTGACGACCGCGCCGATAGCGAAGAGATCGAGCAGCTCATCGAGGGGCTTGCCGAACGCGGCTTCATCGACCACATCCCAGAAGAACCTGAGAACCTTGAAATTTCTGTACCCATTGACGGTATGGACGGCACGATGCTTCGCAACCTGGTCTTCATGCTGAAAAGCAAGTCGTACCTGCTCAACCGCGTCACACGCGCCGAGACCTTTGCCGTCAGCGACAGCCTTATCTCCGCGCTGACCGACGAAGCGATCCCAAGCGAGGAATCGTTCTACGCCGCGCTCTCCGCCGACACGGGCGAAATGAAGGGCTTGTGCTTCGACGACGGCAAGGTCACGTTCACTTACCCCTTGTCGGAAAACCCCGCCAAAAACCGCGCCTACGCCGAGCTGTCGGCCTTCATGGTCGCCCACGCCAAAGAAGCGTCCAGGGTCAGCCCCAATGAACAGAGACCCGAAAACGAGAAATACTATCTCCGCTCATGGCTGCTTCGTATCGGCTTGACGGGCATGGGCGGCAAAGAATCTCGCAAGGCTCTTTTGGAAGGGTTGAACGGACACACAGCATTCCGCACCCCCGCCGACGCCGAGAAACACAAGGCACGGCTCGCCGCACGAAAAGCGGCTCTCGCCCAGGCTTCGGAGGGCGCCGACGAGGAATAATGTACACAGTTTTCATCCTAATATTTGTCTGATATATATCGCATAAAAGACTGGCTATTATGTGCTTTTAGAGTGATATATACAGTACCGAAAGGCACAGAGCCTCGACGGAGAAAGGATGAAAACGCAATGAAAACTCAGAACTTTGGAATCGAGATTGAGCTTACGGGCATCACCCGCGAGGACGCAGCCAAGACCATCGCCGCCTACTTTGGAACGACCTCTTCCTACGCAGGGCTTGGATACAGCGCCTACACCGCCACCGACCGCAAGGGCAGAACCTGGAAGGCCATGAGCGACTCCAGCCTTCGGGCCGAGAAGAAGCAGAACGGCAGGACGGTCGCAGCGAGCGACGATTACAAATGCGAGGTAGTCAGCCCCATCCTTCAGTACGGCGACATCGAAGACCTGCAGGAAATTGTCAGGCAGCTTCGGCACAACGGAGCCTTCGCAAACAGCTCCTGCGGGATTCATATTCACGTCGGTGCGGAGCGGTTCACACCGCAGACCCTCCGCAACATCGTGAACATCATCGCCAGCAAGGAGGACATCCTTTACCGCGCCCTCCAAATTGACCCTGCGAGGATGGGCTACTGCAAAAAGACGAACGCCCAGCTTCTTGAAACCATCAACCGCAAAAAGCCCAAAACGATGGCGGAGCTTGCGGACATCTGGTACGCCGAAGACCCCTACGGCAGAGAACAGCATTACAACCACACCAGATACCACGGCCTGAACCTCCACGCCACCTTCACCAAAGGCACGGTCGAGTTCAGACTTTTCAACGGAACGACCCACGCGGGGGAGATAAAAGCCTACATACAGTTTTGCCTTGCGGTTACCCACCAGGCTCTGACGCAGAGCAAGGCAAGCTGCAGAAAGACGGTCACCGACAACGAGAAATACGCATTCCGCTGCTGGATGCTCCGACTGGGACTCATTGGCGACGAGTTCAAGACCTGCCGCCTCCACTTCCTCAAGCACCTCGAAGGCAATTCGGCCTGGCGAAACGCCGCTTGAAGGGCATAGCCACAGGCCCCCTCCCGACCGCTACGGCGGCCTTGAGGTGGTAGAAGGGGCTTTCACCCTTCGGAAAGGAAGGATAAAACATGGAAAAGAAATTCTACATAGCCTACGGAAGCAACATGGACGTCGACCAGATGGAATGGCGTTGTCCGAAGGCTGAACTGCTCGGCGTGTCCGAACTGGACGGCTGGCAGCTTCTCTTCAAAGGCTCACTGTCGGGAGCATACGCAACTGTGGAACAGGCGGAGGGCTACAAAGTTCCCGTTCTTGTTTGGGCGATAACGCCCCGTGACGAGGAACGCCTTGACCGCTACGAGGGCTTTCCCAATTTCTACTACAAAAAATCGGTGACGGTCCCACTCAACGGCAAACCCTGCCATGCGATGGTTTATGTTATGCACGAGAATCGACCCTTCGGCGAACCTGTGTACGAATACTACAAGACCGTCGAGGACGCCTACCTCCGCTTCGGCTTTGATACGACGATTCTGGAAAAGGCCCTGGAAGACACTATCTCTCAAGAGGAGGAAGACGATGAAACTGACGATGAATGACCTCGCCGACTATTCCCGCCGCAATGTGGTGGAACGGCTTCGCAAACGGCTGCCGGCCGGCACACGCATCGTTCTCATGGAGATGGACGACAAGCAGGCCCCGCCCATTGGTACGAAAGGCACGGTGCGGGGCGTGGACGACGCCGCCAACATTCTGGTCGCATGGGACAACGGAAGCGGACTAAACCTCGTGTACGGGGTTGACCGCTATCTGAAACTGACGGAGGACGAAGATGGCAAAGTGTGAAATCTGCGGTCGTGAGATGCTCACGGCGAAGGGCTGCAACGTTCCGAAAGTTCATATAAACGGCAAGGTCTACAACCGCATCCGCTGCGGTGCGCCCGGCGACTTCTGCTTCGGCATGGGTACTGACGAACGCTGCGGTGACTGCGGCGCAAAGGTTGGCGGCATCCACCATTGGGGCTGTGACTGTGAACGCTGTCCCGTCTGCGGCGGTCAGATGATTGGCTGTGAATGCGGGGACGACGTGTATATCGAAAAGCCGTAATACCGACAACTGCTTCAGCTCATATTTGTGCGATTTATATCGCAAAATTGACTGGATATTATGTGCTTTTAGAGCGAATATGTACCTACCGAAAGGGAATAAACAAACGGAGGTACGCACCATGACAAGCAGCGAACTGAGAACCCACTTCACCCGCATGAACAACAACACAACGATTTCCAAGAAGGACTTCGAACACCTCTTTTACCGCACCAACGACAGCATCGACTTCACTTTCAACGGTTGGGACGGCAAGAGTTACGGAGGCGAGAGTCGCCACGCACGGATTTGGCAGTGCAGCGTTTTCGGCTTCCTAACCTGCCAATTCGTAAAGGTCGGGAAAAGCATCCACATGGTCGACGACAACGGTTGGGCGGTCGAACTTGCCACGGGCAAGAAGCACCACACGGTGAGCTGGCTGATCGACGTCGACAGAGCGTAAGGAGGAACGAGACATGACTGACAAGCAGCTCAAGCAGGTCAAGAGCCAGCTTCCCCAAGGGGAACGGTTCAACAGAGCCTACTCCGCATACGAAGGCGGAATCAGGGTGATATCCAGGAAGGCCGATGGGACAGAGGTGCGATACAAGGTTTCCTTCGACGCCGAAGACAACGCCTGGATTGAACGGTTCTGACGCCACCGCCGCCACGAGGGCTTCGGCCCTTTTGGTCGTATAGTGGACAGTTTATGGCTCATATATTTGTGCGATTTATATCTCAGAAATGACTGGATAATATGTGCTTTTAGAGCGAATATGTACCTACCGAAAGGGAAAACGAAGGAGGTACACACCATGAAAAACCCGAAGACCATGACCTACAAAGAGCTTGAGAACGAGGTTATCAAAAACCGCTGCGAACTCAGGACCGCCGCCCTTGAGCGGAAAAGAGAACTGATAACCCGCGACCACGACCTCATAACCGAGATGGATAGAAGATGGCAGAACGCCGAAACAAAGGGAGACAAAAGATAATGTGGAAAGAAGGAAGCCTCAAGGTTTACAACAGCGTTTTCCATTATTGGATGAAGCAATTCGACGAAGGGAGCGAATTCGGCATCGACGGCGGCAGAATATCAAAGCTGATGCTCAAGCGGAACGGAAAAATCGAATGCAACTACGATAGAGGATGGGATGTTAAGCCATCCGACCCCGACGCCCAGCTCGCGCTTGAGATTCTGCTTCACGGCGAAAACAGCTAACCCAGAAAGGAGACCAGCCCTTCGGGGCTGTATCTCGTACACATAGATTTTGACGAGACTGCTTCGGCGGTCTTTTTTGTTACCATTTTCCGATGAGAGGAGGTGTTTTGCATGGCACAGAGAGGAAGGAAACCAAAGCCCACGGCTCTGAAAGAACTTGAGGGCAACCCCGGCCGCCGACAGCTTAACGAAAACGAGCCGAAGCCCGAACGTAAAGCTCCGCGCTGCCCGTCCTGGCTTGAAGACGAAGCCAAAAAGGAATGGCGGCGCATGAGCCGGATTCTGGAACAGATCGGGCTTTTGACTGAAATGGATATGGCGGCCTTCGCCGGGTACTGCCAGGCATACGCCCGATGGAAGGAAGCTGAAGAGTTCATCACACAGCACGGCGCGATGGTGAGAACGCCCAACGGCTATCTGCAGCAGGTCCCGCAAGTTTCCATCGCACAAACAAATATGAAAATCATGCTCCGCTTCTGCGAGCAGTTCGGGCTGACCCCCTCGGCTCGAAGCCGTATCATCGCCGGAGAGGGTTCTGTCGACCCCGCCGATGAAATGGAGCGTCTGCTTGGGGGTGAGGATTGATGCCGTATCAATATGATCCTACGCCTTTTATACTGCCAACCTCCCGTTATGATAAACGCAAGGCCGACCGCGCTGTGAATTTCATCGAAAATCTCTGCCACACCAAAGGCAAATGGGCGGGTACGAAGTTCACCCTTCTGCCCTGGCAGGAACAGATCATCCGTGATGTGTTCGGCATCGTCGGCGAAAACGGCAAGCGGCAGTTCCGAACGGCATATGTGGAAATTCCCAAGAAAAACGGCAAATCCGAACTTGCGGCCGCCATCGCCCTCTACCTGCTTTACGCAGACCGGGAGCCGTCTGCAGAGGTCTACGGCGCGGCTTGCGACCGTAACCAGGCGTCCATTGTTTTCGACGTCGCCAAGCAGATGGTTCTCATGTCGCCCGCCCTTATCAAGCGGTCGAAGGTGGCGGCGGCAAACAAGCGCATCGTCAACTATTCCAACAACGGATTCTACCAGGTGCTTTCCGCAGAAACGGGAACCAAGCACGGCTTGAACGTGTCGGGTCTGGTATTTGATGAGATTCACGCCCAGCCAAACCGCAAGCTGTACGATGTGCTGACCAAAGGTTCCGGCGACGCCCGTGAACAACCGCTATTCTTTATCATCACCACGGCCGGCACGAACAAAAACAGCATCTGCTATGAGCTGCATTCCAAATCTAACGACCTCATTGCGGGACGGAAAATCGACCCCTCCTTCTATCCCGTCGTGTACGGGTTGACCGAGGAGGACGATTGGACGGACGAAAAAAACTGGTATCGCGCCAACCCGTCGCTTGGGCAAACCATCACCATTGAGCGTGTTCGGGAGGCGTATAAAAACGCCATCGACAACCCTGCGGAGGAAAACATCTTCAAGCAGCTCCGCCTGGACATTTGGACTTCGGCGACTGTGTGCTGGATTCCCGATCACATCTACGAGCGTGGAAACCTCCCAATTGATATGGACGAACTGTACGGGCGCGAATGCTACGGAGGTCTTGACCTCTCAAGCACATCGGATATCACGGCGTTCGTGCTGGTGTTCCCGCCGCGCTCCGAGGACGAGAAGTATATTGTCCTCCCGTATTTTTGGCTGCCGGAGGAAACGCTTGAACTGCGCGTCCGGCGCGATCATGTTCCTTACGACGTGTGGGAGCGCGAGGGCTTCATCAATACCACCGAGGGCAATGTCGTCCACTACGGCTTCATTGAAAAGTTCATCGAGGAACTGGGTGAAAAGTTCAATATCCGCGAGATCGCCTTTGACCGCTGGAACGCCACACAGATGGTGCAGAATCTTGAGGACATGGGCTTCACGGTCGTTCCATTCGGGCAGGGGTTCAAGGATATGTCCCCGCCCTCGAAGGAACTATACAAACTGCTGATGGGCGGTGAAGTGAACCACGGCGGCAACCCCGTCCTCAAATGGATGGCGCAGAATGTGGTCATGCGAACCGACCCCGCAGGAAACATCAAGCCAGACAAGGAGAAATCCGTGGAAAAAATCGACGGTATTGTCGCCGAAATCATGGCACTTGACCGGGCGATTCGCTGCGAAGTCACCGATTCCGTTTATGACGGTCGGGGGCTTCTTATTTTATGAGGCAGAAGGAGGAAACGCTTATGAGCATATTTTCCGGAATGTTCCATTCCCGTGACAAGCCCCGTGACAGCTTGAACGGCAGCCGATACAGCTTCTTCTTTGGAAGCACCACATCCGGCAAACCCGTAAACGAAAACACATCTATGCAGATGACGGCGGTCTACTCTTGCGTCCGAATCCTTTCGGAGGCAATAGCGGGACTGCCGCTTCATGTTTACAGGTACAACGATTCGGGCGGCAAGGAGAAAGACCTGGACCACCCGCTGTACCGCCTTCTGCATGACGAGCCGAACCCCGAGATGACCTCGTTCGTGTTCCGTGAAACGCTGATGAGTCACCTGCTCCTTTGGGGTAACGCCTACGCACAGATTATCCGTAACGCGCGCGGCGAGGTCGTGGCTCTGTATCCGCTCATGCCGAACAAGATGAAAGTCGACCGCGATTCCAAAGGTCAGCTCTACTACCTGTATCAGCGAAGCCAGGAGGATGCGGCGGCAATCGGCAAGACGAGCCAAATCTACCTCGCGCCCACGGATGTGTTGCACATTCCCGGACTCGGCTTCGACGGTCTGGTCGGCTACAGCCCCATTGCTATGGCGAAGAACGCCATCGGGCTTGCCATTGCCACAGAGGAGTACGGGGCCAAGTTCTTCGCCAACGGCGCGGCTCCGGGCGGTGTGCTGGAACACCCCGGCACAATTAAAGACCCGCAGCGCGTCAAGGAGAGTTGGAACGCCGCCTACCAGGGGAGCGGAAACGCCCATCGTGTGGCAGTTCTTGAAGAGGGCATGAAGTATCAGCCCATCGGCATTTCGCCGGAACAGGCGCAGTTCCTCGAAACCCGCAAATTTCAGATAAACGAGATCGCCCGTATTTTCCGTGTGCCTCCCCATATGCTCGCCGATCTGGAAAAATCGTCCTTCAGCAACATCGAGCAGCAGAGCCTTGAGTTTGTGAAATACACACTCGACCCCTGGTGCATCCGATGGGAGCAGTCCATGAGCCGTGTGCTTCTGTCAGAAAGCGAGAAGCCGCAGGAGTTTATCAAATTCAATGTGGACGGTCTGCTTCGGGGCGACTACGCATCCCGCATGACGGGCTATGCCACCGCCAGACAGAACGGCTGGATGTCCGCAAACGACATCCGCGAGCTTGAAAACCTCGACCGCATCCCCGCCGAGCTTGGCGGCGACCTATATCTTATCAACGGCGCGATGACAAAACTTGAGGATGCGGGCGCGTTCGCCGATACCGCAGCGGACGCAGGAAAGGATGGTGAGAACAACGGTACAGCCAACAAAACCAGAACGCCACGCTGAAATCTGCGCCGAGCTTAATGATGTGTACCGCCGAAAGAACGCCGATTATGGCGACAGCTTCGGCGAGACCTTCCGCAAGCTCGGCGTTATCAGTGCGGTCACACGCATCACCGACAAGGTCAATCGGCTGCAAAGCCTGTGTATCCGGGCGGCACAGGTGCATGACGAGTCGGTCAGGGACACGCTCCTCGACCTCGCCAATTACGCCATTATGTCGGTGATTGAACTGGAACGCTCGAAATCTACAGAAACGGAGGAAACCACGTGAACAAGTTTTGGAACTGGGTGAAGGACGAAGAATCCGGCGTTCGCACCCTGTACCTCGACGGCACGATTGCGGAGGAGAGCTGGTTTGACGACGACGTCACCCCGGCTGCGTTTAGAGATGAACTGTTCTCTGCGGACGGCGCCGTCACCATCTGGATCAATTCGCCCGGCGGCGACTGTATCGCGGCAAGTCAGATCTATTCCATGCTCATGGATTACAAGGGTGACGTGACTGTCAAAATCGACGGCATCGCGGCTTCTGCCGCCTCGGTCATCGCTATGGCGGGAACGGAGGTGCTGATGGCCCCGACCGCGCTGATGATGATTCACAACCCGCTCACCGTCGCTATCGGCGACAGCGAAGAGATGCAGAAAGCCATCGCCATGCTGGGTGAGGTCAAGGAGTCCATCATCAACGCTTACGAAATCAAGTCCAGTCAGACGCGAGCGAAAATCTCGCACATGATGGATGCCGAGACCTGGCTCAACGCCAACAAGGCCGTGGAGCTTGGCTTTGCAGACGGCATTCTTTTCAGGGACGGTGAACAGCCGCCCGAAACCATTGTGGAGAACAGCTTCATCTTCAGCCGGAGAGCGGTTACCAACTCTCTGCTGAACAAGCTCCCTAAAGCAAAACCCGCCAAGTCCGTAAAGCCGCCTGTGTCAGCCGATGCGCTGGAACAGCGGCTTTCTCTCATTCAACACTAATTTTTAGGAGGATATTACTATGAACAAGATTCAGGAACTGCTCGAAAAGCGCGCCCAGGCATGGGACGCCACCAAGAAATTCCTCGAAACCCGCCGCGGCACGGACGGCCTTATCTCCGCAGAGGATGCCGCTACCTATGACCGCATGGAAAAGGACGTCCAGGCGCTCGGCGCGGAAATTGAGCGTCTGACCCGCCAGGCCGCTATGGACGCCGAACTCAATCAGCCCACGGCGACTCCCATCACCGCCAAGCCCGGCACCGCACAGGCGGACAAGAAAACCGGCCGCGCGTCCGCAGAATACAAAGAGGACTTCGGTCGCACCCTGCGTGGCAAGCCCGCTCTGCACAATGTTATGACCGAGAGTGTCGATGCCGACGGCGGTTTCCTGGTGCCTGAGGAATTCGAGCATCAGATCATCACCGGCCTGGATGAGTTCAACATCATCCGTTCCATCGCAAAGACCATCACCACCTCTGCTGAACGCAAAATCCCCATCGCCGCAACCCATTCCACTGCTCAGTGGACTGCCGAGAACGGCGCATACACCGAGAGCAATCCCACCTTCGCACAGAAGCAGATTGACGCCTTCAAGCTGACCGACCTTGTGAAAGTCAGCACCGAACTGCTCCAGGACTCCATGTTCGACCTTGAGTCCTACATCGCCCAGGAGTTCTCCCGCGCCTTCGGCGTGTCCGAAGAGGAGGCTTTCTGCATCGGCTCCGGCGTCGGTCAGCCTACGGGCATCTTCACCGCTAACGGCGGCGAGGTGGGCGTTACCGCTGGTAGCCCCACCGCCATCACCGTGGACAACATCATTGACCTCATCTACTCCCTGAAGTCTCCGTACCGCAGAAACGCTGTGTTCCTCATGAAGGATGTTACCATCTCCTCTCTGCGTAAGCTCAAGGACAACAACGGCGCGTACCTGTGGCAGCCCAGCGTTCAGGCGGGTCAGCCCGACCGTCTGCTCGGCTATCCCATCTACACCTCTCCCTATGTCCCCGCAGCGGCGGCTTCCGCTTTCCCCATCGCATTCGGCGACTTCTCCAACTACTGGATTGCCGACCGTATGGGTCGTACCGTCCAGCGACTGAACGAGCTGTACGCCGGAAACGGTCAGGTCGGCTTCATCGCCACCGAGCGCGTGGACGGCAAGGTCATCCTCAACGAGGGCATCAAGCTCCTTCAGATGGGCGCGTAATCGAAAGGCGGCGATGATATATGACATTACTTGAGAAAGTCAAGGTGAACCTCATTCTGGAACACAGCGTGGACGATGCTCTGCTCGAAACGTATATCACCGCCGCCGTCTCTTATGCCGAAAGCTATCAGCACATCACGGCCGGATGGTATGCGGAAAACGCTATGCCTCCGACCACCGAACAAGCCGTTGTAATGCTTTCGTCCCATTTCTACGAATCCAGAGACGGCAGCACGGGCGGCTTTTTCGCCGACAGCGTTCAGGCGGGGCAGCAGGTATGGAACACGGTAAACCTGCTGCTCCGGCTTGACCGAGATTGGAAGGTGTGATTATGAGCTATGGGCAGATGAACACATTTATAGACCTCATAGAGAAAAGAATTACAAAGGACGGCGAGGGCTTCTCCACAGAAACCGACTATATCCTCGCCTCCGTGAGAGCGTACCGAGAAGGTCGGCACGGCAGCGAGAGATGGGCTAACAGAGCCACTTTCTCGGAAGCCACCGACCTTTTCTGCTTCCGTAGAATACCCGGCATTACTGTTACGACCGCTATGGTCGTCGTGAACGAGAGCGGCCGTTTCGAGATCACCTCCGTGGAAGATGTGAAAGGCCGTGGGATGTATGTGGAAGTGCTGGCTAAGGAGGTGAAGCCGAGTGGCTAAATGCGATATCAAGATGCCTGAGGATTTCCTCCTGAAACTGTCCCAACTCGGTGACAAGACCGACGAAATCACGGGCAAAGCCCTCGAAGCCGGGGGCGCGGTTGTCGCCGACAAGGTTCGGAGCAACCTCGAATCGGTCATCGGCTCGAATACCAAGACCGAGTCCAAGTCCACGGGTCAGCTCGCCGGGGCTTTAGGCATATCAAAGCCGAGGGTCAACCGCGAGGGTAACCACGATGTGAAGGTAGGCTTCTCCGAGCCGCGACAAAACGGCGAGAACAATGCCAAAATAGCTAACATTCTGGAATACGGGAAACACGGTCAAGCCCCGAAGCCTTTTCTGAAACCCGCAAAATCGGCAAGCAAGAGTGCCTGTGTTAACGCGATGATCGCGGCGTTTGAGAAGGAGGTTGAAAGCATATGAGCCTGCTTCAAGAACTGAACACCCTCATCTCACCGATTGCACCCGTTGAGACAGGCGTTTTTTCAGAATCCGCCCCGGACAGGTATGTTGTGATTACGCCATTGGCGGACACCTTTGAACTGCATTCCGACGACAGGCCGCAGCATGAAACACAGGAGGCGCGGCTGTCTCTTTTTGACAAGGGCGGCTACACGGCTGTCAAAAACCAAATCGTCCGCGCTCTCCTGAACGCGGAGTTAACGATAACCGACCGCCGGTATATAGGCCACGAGGACGATACCGGCTATCACCACTACGCCATTGATGTGGCAAAAAACTATGAACTGGAGGATTGACAAATGGCTACCATTGGACTTGATAAACTATATTACTCTAAAATTACAGAGGCGACGGACGGCACCGAAACCTACGGCACTCCCATTTCTCTCGCCAAGGCGATGAAAGCGGATCTGTCGGTCGAGCTTGCGGAAGCGACGCTCTATGCGGACGACGGTCCCGCCGAAATCGTGAAGGAATTTAAGAGCGGCAAGCTCTCCCTTGGTATCGACGATATCGGCATCACCGCAGCCGAGGATCTGACCGGGGCAAAAATTGACGACAACCACGTGGTAGTTTCCGGCAGCGAGGATGGCGGCTCTGCTGTCGCCGTAGGTTTTCGGGCAAAGAAGGCAAATGGCAAATACCGCTACTTCTGGCTTTACCGTGTGGTATTCGGTATCCCTGCAACCAATCTCACCACCAAGGGCGACAGCATCACCTTTTCCACCCCCACTGTGGAAGGCACTGTGCTTCGCAGGAACAAACTGGACGGCAACGGCAAGCACCCTTGGAAATCAGAGGTCAATGAGGACGATGCAAGCGTACCGGCATCCGTTATTTCCGGCTGGTACACGCAGGTTTATGAGCCTGTGTTTGCTGACGGAGGTGGCGAATAATGGCTGATGAGAGAAGCACTATGATACAAATCGGTGAAACAGAGTATGAAATGCTCCTCACAACCAAAGCGACCAAGGAGATTGCCAAACGGTACGGCGGGCTTTCTAATTTGGGTGAAAAGCTGATGAAGTCCGAGAATTTCGAGATGGCGCTTGATGAGATTGTTTGGCTCATCACACTGCTTGCCAATCAGTCAGTGCTGATTCACAACCTTCAGAACCCCTCGGAGAAGCGGGAACTGCTGACCGAAGAAGCGGTGGAACTTCTCACCTCGCCGCTTGAGTTGGGCGAATACAAGAATGCCATCATGGATGCCATGTATAAAGGAACAAAACGCCATGTGGAAAGTGAGGAAGAAAGCATTGTGGGTACAGCACCAAAAAACGTGAAAGTCGGGTAAGCGATGAAGATTCGTTTGCCCGACTGATTTTTTACGGCGTGTCCCTTCTCCAACGCTCCGAACAGGAGGTCTGGCTGATGCCCCTCGGCCATCTGCTCGACCAGTGGGAGATTTACAAGCAGTTTCATGGCTTGGCAAAGCCAAAGCGTGAGTATGGGATCGATGAGATTATTCCAAGCGGACTCGTTTAGAGGGGAGGTGGCTTTATGTCGGATTTTGGCTTAAAAATCGGACTTGAAGGCGAAAAGGAATTTAAAAATGCCCTGCGTGACATCAACCAGTCGTTCAAGGTTCTGGGCAGCGAGATGAAGCTCGTCTCCTCCGAATTTGACAAACAGGACAAAAGCGTGGCGGCGGTTGCAGCACGGAATGAGGTTCTGAACAAAGCAATCGACGCCCAGAAGGATAAAATCAAGACGCTGGAGGATGCGCTTCGCAACGCTTCCGAGAGCTTTGGGGAGAATGACCGCCGCACCCAGAACTGGGCTGTTCAGCTTAACAATGCCAAGGCAGAACTCAACGGCATGGAGAAAGAACTTGATGAATCGGCGGACAGTGCCGACGACCTCGGTGATGAGCTGAAAGAATCAGGCAATGAAGCTGAGAAATCCGGCGGAAAGTTTGAGAAGCTGGGCGGCGTGCTAAAAGGGGTCGGCGCGGCAATGGGCGCAGTCGCTCTTGCCGCCGGAGCCGCCGCAGTTAAACTCGGCAAAGAAGTCATTGCGGCATATGCGGACTACGAGCAGTTGGTCGGCGGCGTTGACACGCTGTTCGGTACCGCATCGCAGACGGTTCAGGGCTATGCAGCCAACGCCTTCAAAACGGCGGGAATGTCCGCCAACGAGTACATGGAAACCGTCACGGGTTTTTCTGCAAGCCTGATCCAATCCCTCGGCGGTGATACGGCGAAAGCGGCTCAGGTCGCGGATATGGCGATTTCCGACATGGCGGACAACGCCAATAAAATGGGTACGGATATCTCATCCATTCAGACGGCCTACCAAGGTTTCGCCAAGCAGAATTACACGATGCTTGACAATCTGAAGCTGGGCTACGGCGGCACGAAATCTGAAATGGAGCGGCTCTTAGCCGACGCCGAAAAAATCTCCGGCATCAAGTACGACCTATCCTCTTTCTCGGATTTAACCGAAGCCCTCCATGTTATCCAGACGGAAATGGGTATCACCGGGACGACCGCCAAGGAAGCCACGGAGACCATAAGCGGCTCTATGGCGGGAATGCAGTCGGCCATCGGTAACCTCATGGCGGGGCTTGGCAACGCAGATGCAGATATTGAACTCCTCATCGGCAATGTGGTCGAAGCGTTCGGGCACGTGGTGAAGAACATCACGCCCGTCATCGAGAATATCGTCAAGGCTCTGCCTGCCGCCCTCGACGGGATACTGAAAGCAATCGGCGACTTGCTGCCGACGCTGCTCTCCACGGTGGTGGACCTGTTCACGCAGGTGCTTGAAACACTCCTGAGCCTTTTACCCGAACTCATCCCTGCCGCCGTTGATGCCGTGATGACCATCGTCGGCGCACTGATAGACAATCTGCCCTTGCTCATTGACGCGGCGGTTCAGTTAATTACTGCTCTGGTGATGGGACTTGGCAATGCTCTGCCGGAACTGATTCCTGCGGCAGTGGAAGCGGTGATCACAATCGTGCAGGGTCTTTTGGACAGCATGGATCAAATCCTTGAGGCAGCCTTTTCCATTATACAGGGGCTGGCAGAGGGTTTGCTGAACGCGCTGCCGGAGCTGATTGACGCCCTGCCTGAAATTATCATGACCATCATTGACTTCATTACCGACAACCTGCCCCTGATTATTGAAATGGGGATTAAACTCACCTTACAGCTTGCGCTTGGGCTGATTAAAGCCATACCCCAGCTTGTTGCAAAGCTGCCGGAGATCATCGCGGCTCTCGTGACGGGTCTTGGGAAAGCGGTCGGCGCGGTATTTGAAATCGGTAAAAACATCGTGACCGGGCTTTGGGAAGGCATCAAGAGTATGGGCAAATGGATCGCAGATAAGGTCAGCGGCTTCTTTTCCGGCATTGTGGACGGCGCAAAAAGCCTGCTGGGAATCCATTCTCCCTCCACTGTGTTCGCAGGTATCGGCGGCAATATGGGCGAAGGGATCGGCGTGGGCTTTATGAAGGCGATGTCCGGCGTAGAAAAGGACATGAAAAAGGCCATCCCCACTGACTTCGGCATAACAGCGAGTTTCGCGGGACTGGAGCCTGCTTATGCCGGAATCCCGTCCATGACCTACAACCACACAGGTACTATCCGGGTGGAAGGAATTAATTCGACCGGTGAAATGACCTCGGTCGTGGATATCATCATCGACAGGCTCAGACAGGAGGTGCGCGTATGAGTTATCTGAAAAATATTGAGACAAATGAAATCATCACGCGCTTTGTCAGCTTCCGTAAAACGCAGGAAGTCATCCGCACGGTGCAGACCGCCCTTGACGGTACGGAATATCTGACCCGTTTCGGTTCTCCGACCGTGCATTATGCGCTAACGCTCTATGTTAACGAATCCGGAAAAGCCCTGCTTATGGGTGCTGAAGACGGCGTTCCTCTGCTTGAATGTTCTGTAAAACAGGGCGTTTTTACCGGGCGAATCATTGAACTCGGCTCTTCTGACTACCAGGCGGCGGGCTGGTACAAGGTCACAGCCACCCTTGCGGCGGTAAGCGAGGTGAGCAGTCCATGAGAAGCATCCCCGTTGTATTAAAAGAAAAACTCTCTAACCGCTTCAAGGTTGAAAGTGCGAACAGCATGGCAAAGTTACGCGTGGTGGCGACACAGACCTCGGTCAACTCGCTGCTCTCCGAGCCGATCCACGAGGATATCGCTCCCGCCTTCGGAGATGTTGCCGTTCGGCAGATGTCGGGCGATAAAGACCTCGCCCTTGCCTATGCCGTCTGTCTGGACGACGGTATCGCCAAAATCTACAAACGCAAATTCCCGGCGGGGCTTGAGTATTCATGGGAATATCAATGGACGCTGGGCCCGGCCACCGATGTGGCGATTGAGTTTAACGGCGTGTGGGAAATGAATGCCGAGAAGGAATGGTATTATCTTCAAACTGAAGAATATCCGTACATTTTTTATGTGCAGGGCGGCAATCTCTATGTGCAAGCTTGGCGGGACAGCGAAAGCTCCATACTCCTTGCTACCGGCGTTTCGCAAATATCCGCCTGTAAGGGCTGGCAGTCAAGTGTTGATCGCGACTTGGATCAGGGACTGGTGATCGGATACCTCAAAGCCGGTCGAGTATACTACCGGGCCTTTTGCTGTCAGGACAACGGAAGTTATGTCTGGGAAGCCGAGCATGAGGTTACCTCGCTCGGTACTGGCAACACAACGCTTTCGGTTATACGCACCAACGATTTTCGCATCGGCTTTCTGACGCAGAATAACGGTCGGATTTGTATGGCGCTGACCCATCGTAATTACGCCGGAATGAGTGTGCGGCCGGAAACAGTTCACGCCAACGCTTCCCACGTGAAGATGTGGGTTTCGGGCATTAACGAGATCAATACTCTGAACAAGGAGCACGCTTCTGCAAGCGCCGCCTATCCCTATGTTCTGCTGGATGTGCCGGGTTCAGAAGAAATCTCCGTCGTTTCGGTTGAGAAGCTGAACCGCACGGAGGTCTTTTATTGCTACGGATTTAAGATTCGGCTTTCCAAGCCCTTATACGGAACAATTGACGCAGGCTTCCCGGCGAAATGCGCCTTGTCCGTTTCCGGGGTGACAATTACCTCCGCTTCCTACGACAACGAGGATCAGGCGCTCATTCTATATACGAGCGCGGATATCCGCAGAACGACGCCGGTGACCATCACGATGCCGGAATACCGCTCACTCTGGTACCGTAAACCGGATTCCCAGAGATGGTTTCTGCCTGCGCTGACAGCTTTCGCTGCAGCCGAAACGATCGATTACTACGTCTATGAGAATGAGACTGCGGGCATATCGCTTGTTTCAGCGGAGACATGGATTGACGAGGCGGTTTTCTCTTGGTATTACCAGTCGCCTTGCACCGCTGTCATTGCGGTTGCGGCCTCATCCGTGACCTTGCAGCCTGTTTCCACATTACCGATATAGGAGGGTTCTACATGAAGATACAAGAAAAAGCCGTTCTCCACAACCGCTTTGATGTGAAGGTGGTGGATACCGAAAGCGGCAAGGTCAAGCAGACGGCTGTCGGCTTCAACGTCATCACTGACTACTATTTTAGCAGCAGGCTGACAGCTTCTCCGTTAGGCAAAACAGATGACTTGTTCAGATATATCGCCGTGGGCACTGGAAACGGCACGCCGAAGAACACGGACACAGCCCTTTTTACACACCTGACACGAAAAGCCGTAACAACTCTGGAGACCGTCTATGAATATCCGACCTCACATACGACCAAGCAAATCAAGCTGGAGGCGACCGAATGCAACGGCTCCACCATTACCGAGGTGGCGCTTGAAGGCTATTACAGCGGCACGTGGTCAAGTTATTACTACATCATGTCCCACGCCATGCTGCAGGATTCCGAGGGGAATCAGATCGCCATTGCCAAAACCGATACGGATGTAGTGTATATCACCGCCACCTTTTATGCCAATTGCACACCATCAGGCTTCGGCACAAACGGCATATACCCAACGGCCGACAAGAACTATCTGTTTCGGTGGCTGCTCACCGGCAGCACAGACGGATATGTGCGGTTTTTCCGCTTCCCCGTGGAGTACTCCTCGGATATGAACTTGAAATATCACGGCAGTAAAAGCTATTCCTTCAGCAGCGGGGTCGGCAACACAACCACCTACCAATACGATCTGCCGGTTACCACCTTCCTTGACAGCGAGTGCAACAACCGTCTGGTCAAGCACCTCGGTGTTGCCGGGGTAGGCGCGTTCACCTTCCCAAACCATGAGGTCTTTCCTCCATACCCTGTAGACCATATCGTCGTTGGCGAGGGTGACGGAATAAAAACGGAGTTTAATATACGGTGTCCCTTGATACAGCCCGGCACGGCGAGAGTCTTTGTGAACAACACCGAGCTTACCGAAGGCACGGACTATACCGTGGATTATGAAAGCAACTGCGGCGACTGGTATGAAAATTACTATACGGCTGCAATGACCTGCAAAGATACCGGAGTAACATTTGGAGACCTTGCGTCAAAACCGCCAAGCAGCAACTATGACTGCCGAGATCCTCTTGCTTGGTGGGATTGCTACGACAGAACGGTCTATCCATCTTCCTGTACGGTAAGCGACGTAACGCCGATAAAGATTGATTTCGGCGCCGCGAAAGCCTGCAATTCGCTCAAGATAGATATTCTGACAGTTCCGGTCGCAAGGCTCGATACCCTTAGAATACAGTATTCGGCAAACGGCACAAGTTGGACGGATGTCGCGGGGCTTACAAGGACGGGTCAGGTTTGGAGGTTCACAGAGGTTTCGGCGAGGTACTGGAGGGCGTTTTTGAGCGGTGAAGGATATGCCACTGTTGTTGTCACGTCAAGCGGCATGACAGGCTCACCGATTACTCTTTCTGTTCCTGTGGCATCTTCCGATACGGCGAGCATTGTGGCGGGCAAGATAAAGGCCGCCTTGAAAAGTAACGAAAACATCTCACCTTTATATGACGCATCGGTTTCGGGTGCAGACGTGGTTTTGACGGCAAAGGCCCCGGCGGCTAATATCTCCAATCTAAACATCGCACTGTCAAACGGGACTTGCACGGGGCTGATCCAAGTTTCCACCTCGGCTAACACGACTACCGGCGTCGCTCCCGTGAAACAGCAGGAAAACATCTATGTGACAGGTACTATTGGAACTGCCGGAAATGCCACGGTTGTCGTTACGGCCGTCGGTATGACAAACTCTCCGATAACCCTTTCGGTGCCTGTAGCAAACGGCGATTCGGCAACAGCAGTTGCGTCAAAAGTAAACGCTGTACTCGTGCAAAACTCTGATATAACGGACTTCTTTACCATCAGTGCGGATAACGGCAGGTATGTCCGGCTGACCGCCAAGACAGCGGCAGACAACGACCCTACCTTTAATATCAGCATTGACAACGGAAGCTGCACCGGGCTTACCGCCATACCGAACTCCACTGTTGACTATGCAGGCAATGCCGGGACAAAGCAGGTGGAAACACTGACCGTGGCGGGCTGTATCAGCTACAACTGGACGTACAATCTGTATTACCAGAGTTTCCCCACAAGAGATGGGCAGTATTTCGGCTCCACCTTCTTTTTGGGGAAGACCGTGCCGGGGCTAAAGTTTACAACGCCACCTCCGGCTGGCGCGGCAATCACGGCAAGCTATGCGCTGGAGTACCCGTTCAAAACCGCCAACAATTTGCTGCGCTTCACCTACTCGGTGCAGCTCCAACGGGGGTGACGGCATGAACCTCACATTTGAATATACCCTTGACGCAGGAGCAGGCTTGTCCCCGCAGGTGATCCACACCTCCGACAACCTGCTCCGTTTCATTTATCTCACCGCTGACGGTACGGTTGAGGGGAGCACGGCGGACCCGGCGCTTGGTATATACGGGAATCTGACCTATACGGAACTCGGCAGAATCTCCCCGGATGAGACAGTGGCATTTCCAAGCATCAAGAAGGTGGCGCATTACGGCGCATACGGGTTCTGGAGCGCCGAGGGCGACCACCGTTTTGTGATGTATATGCTGCCCACCGACATTACCAACTCCTTTGTGGACGGCTCGATAAAATACGGCGTCGGCAGCGAGGTGTCGCAGATGTCCTGTTCTCTTTTAAACATCAAGGGTGAGCTGCTGAATCGATACCGTGCACTGGTGACACCCGGCACCAAGATGGAGCTGTACTTTTCACTCGGCGACAGCGGAGAAATCGCACTCGGCATTTTCTACATCGACCGTGCCTCGGTATCCTACCCTGATGAAAAGGTATCGGTTTCAGCCAGAAATGCCATTGGCAAACTGCTAAAAGAGCAGACCTTTAACGAGGACAACACCTTTGAGAAGACGACCCTCCAACTGAATCTGAAAGAAATCCTGTCCCTCGCTGAGGTGGAGGATTTCTTTGTGGGTGAAAACGCGAAGCCGTGGAAGCTGCGCTTTGAGCCGGATGTGACCATACTGGACGGAATCAAGCGAGTCATCTCGCTGCTTGACGGCTGGAAGGTGGACGAAACGGCGAACGGCGTCATCGGTATTGCGGCTGCTACCGACGCCCGCTTTGACCAACCCGCCGTATACACCTTCGAGCGCGACAAGACCTGCTGGAGCTACAGTGTGGAATATGACGATTCGGAAGCGGTAAGCCGTGTCTGTGTCACCTGCGCCGAGCCTGAGAACACGGTCTACGCCGATGTTCCGCGTAGCAAATGGTGGGTACAGCCATCTCACCGCACAACCTATGTCACCGCCGCCGACGGTGCGACGCTTGCCGAGATAACGGCGATGGCACAGGAACTGGCACAGGCCATCGCCATCTCCGGCAGGCAGGAGAGCTTTGTCGGCATCTTCACGCCCCAGCTCACCATCGGCGACGAGGTGCGTATCCGAAACGGCGCAAAAACCGAAACCCTCGGCACGGTAACCGATGTGTCCCACAGCTTCGGCAGGGGCGGTTTTTATACGGCGTTCACCGTGGACAGCGGCGGGCGCAAAGGTAAAGCGCGCCTTTCAGATTTAATTGGCAAAGTGTCCGACAAGCCCAATCTGAACGGCGTGACTATTTATTAGGGAGGAAAAACAACATGAAAGACATTTGGAATTGGATTCAGACTGTATTTGCAGTCATTGGCGGCGGACTCGGCTGGTATTTGGGAGGGCTTGACGGTTTCCTCTATGCGCTCATCGCCTTTGTGGTAGTGGACTACATCACGGGCGTGCTTCGGGCAATTATAGAGAAAAAGCTGTCCAGTCGTATCGGAGCGCATGGCATCGCTAAAAAAGTGGCTATCTTTTTGGTGGTCGGCATCGGGCATCTCATTGACACTTATCTGATCAGCGCTACAGGTGCACCCCTTCGCACGGCAGTTATCTTCTTCTACATCGCTAACGAAGGCGTGTCGCTCTTAGAAAACGCCACTGCCATCGGGCTGCCTGTACCTGAAAAGCTCAAGGACGTGCTGGCACAGCTTCATGGAAAGGATGGTGCGTCGAAATGAACCTGAAAAAGCTCATATTCACAAACAACGCCTGCTACAAGGCGGGCAGGACCATTGTCCCCAAGGGAATCATGGTGCATTCCACCGGTGCTAATAATCCAAATCTCAAACGCTATGTAGGACCCGATGATGGCTTGCTGGGGAAAAATCAATACAACAACCACTGGAATCAGGATAAGCCGGACGGCAGGCAGGTCTGCGTCCATGGGTTTATAGGCAAGTTGGCTGATGGCTCAATTGCTACCTACCAGACCCTTCCATGGAATATGCGCGGTTGGCACTGCGGTAGCGGTGCAAAAGGTAGCGGAAATGATTCGCACATTTCGTTTGAAATCTGTGAGGATGGTCTGACCGACGCGACCTATTTTAATAGGGTTTACACCGAAGCCGTGGAACTCTGCGCCTATCTTTGCAAGCAGTACGGGCTGACAGAGAAGAACATCATCTGCCACTCGGAAGGCTACAAACTCGGGATCGCCAGCAACCACGGCGACGTCATGCACTGGTGGTCGAAGCACGGCAAGTCGATGGACACTTTCCGTGCAGAGGTCAAGGCTGCTCTTTCATCCAGTGCTGCAGAATCCGCCGCGTCAACTGATGAACCCACCGCTTTTGAGCAGTACCGCATCCGCATAAGCATCGCCAATCTGAATATCCGCAAAGGCCCCGGCACGAATTACGGAACCTTGGGACGTTACACGGGAAAAGGCGTGTTCACCATCGTTGAGGAAGCCGCTGGCGCGGGGGCTTCAAAGTGGGGATTGCTGAAATCCTACCAAAAAAGCCGCGCCGGGTGGATTTCACTTGATTACGCACAAAAACTATAAGCACCGCAGGGTGTCCGGGCTTCGCGGCAGAGGCCCAGCGCCCTTTTTTTAGCCATGCAAATCCACGCAGAAATAAAACGGTTATTTTTTGTTTATTGCTTGACTAATACCCGCTTTAGAGTGATATATACACTACGCCAATAGAAGGAGGCGCCGAAATGCGTATCAGAGTCGTAAAACCGACCGCTCGGCGGCTGGACCGCAAGCTGAAGGTTGCCGCTTACGTTCGAGTATCTACAGACAGCGAGGAGCAAGAAAACTCCCTCGACAATCAGACGCAGTATTTCACGGATTACATCAACGCCAATTCTGAATGGGAGTTCGGCGGCGTATACGCTGACCAGGGCATATCAGGATATAAGGAAAACAGGCCGGAGTTTCAAAGAATGCTTGCCGACGCAAGAGCGGGTAGAATCGACCTCATCATCGTGAAGAGCATTTCGCGGTTTGCAAGAAATACGGAAACGACGCTCAAGGCCACGCGAGAACTAAAAAGCCTGGGCGTGGGGGTATTCTTCCAACTTCAGAATATCAACACCCTCACGACTTCTGGTGAACTGCTCATGACTATCCAGGGGGCTTTCGCCCAGGCGGAGAGCGAAGGAGCAAGTCAAGTCGGTAAAATGGTATACAAGAGGAAATTCAGCCAAGGAGTCCGCTCACACGGCTCAGACCGAACCTACGGCTTCGCGGTCGACGCAGCTGGAGAGCTTTGCGTTAACGAGAATGAGGCAAGAACGGTTCGGCTCATGTTCGACCTTGCCGAGCAAGGCGTGTGGGCGTCAAAAATCAAGCAACATCTTAATATGGAAGGAACTCCGTCGCCGGATGGCCTCCAATGGAACGATTCTCAAATCGCCCGTGTACTTCGAAACGTGATGTACAAGGGCGATATTATTTTGCAGAAAACGCACAAGGACAGCCATAGACGAAGCCGCCCTAACATGGGTGAAGAGGATCAGTGGTATGTGACTGGCAATCATCCCGCCATCGTGTCGCCCGAACAATGGGAGCGGGTACAGGCGGCTCTTGCCGAGCGGAGAAAACGCCTGGACACACCGCTTCCTCCCGCTCCGGCAGAGCGGCGCTCAAGCAGAACCCAGTATCCGCTCACAAATTTGCTTTACTGCCCTTACTGCGGAGAAAAGCTAATTCATAAGTGGAGTAAAGGAAGCCGCGAGTATTGGGCTTGTAAAACGAACCTCAAGGTTTCCGCTTCGGTCTGCAAAGGCGTGTGGCTTCCCGCAGCCGTCGCTGACGCCTGGGACGTTACCGAGCCTGTGACGGTCGTACCCTATAAAGACGAGCATCACATGAACCAATTTACGGCTTATCCGAAGGCCGAATATGACGCCTCCGAGGACTGCCCATATAGAAAGGACGAGTGAAATGGCAAGAGAAATTCAGCACATTCCCGCAAGGCGCGAGGTCAGTAACAGAGCCGCGGTTCGGGAAAGGAAAATACGACTCGCGGCATATTGTCGTGTGTCCACCAACAACGAGGACCAGCTTTTGAGCTTTGATAACCAGGTGACCTACTACCGCGACTACGCCGCTCGGCATCCCGAATACGAGCTTGTGGAAATATACGCCGACGAGGGTATAACAGGAACAAGCACCAAACACCGTGAAGAGTTCAAGCGGATGATTGCCGACTGCGAGGGTGGTAAAATCGACATGATTATTACAAAGTCTATATCCCGCTTCGCCCGAAACACCGCTGACTGCCTCAAGTATTCGCGGCAGCTCAAGGACCTCGGCATTGGGGTTCAATTTGAAAAGGAAGGTATCAACACGCTTGAAGGGTCGGGAGAGCTTCTTTTTACCATTCTCTCTTCGCTGGCGCAAGATGAAAGCCGCTCCATTTCTGAGAACTGCACATGGGGTATCCGATCTCTGTTTCGGCAGGGCAAGCTACACCTCAACACAAACCGCTTTCTCGGCTACGACAAGGACGGCAAAGGACAGCTTATCGTGAACGCCGAGCAAGCCTCCATTGTCCGCAGAATTTATGAGGAGTACATGAACGGCGTTAACCCCGACGTGATTGCCCGACGCCTTTGCGACGAGGGCGTTCCTGGGGTAATGGGCGACCCGAAATGGGTATGCTCGACGATTATGGGCGTTCTGCAAAACGAAAAGTACACGGGCGACGCCCTGCTTCAGAAGACCTTTACCGCCGACTTCCTCACAAAGAAAGTAGTTAAAAACGAAGGCCAAATCGAGCAATACTGGGTCAAGGATAACCACGAGGCGATTATCGACAAAACAACATGGACGGCGGTTCAGCTTGAAATCCATAGACGGCGAGACTTTATGGCACTGCACAATCTCCGTTCTTTAGGGCGCTTCACGGACGAACAGCCATTTTCCAATCGGGTGTTCTGCGGAGTTTGCGGTAATGTGTACTGGCGGCGCACCTGGACCCGGCTGAACAAGAAGGTCAAGGTTTGGCAATGCGCCACCCGCTACAGGGAGAAAGGCGTTCCTGGGTGCGGAAGCGAAAACCTTTTCGAGAAAGACTTGTTCAGAGGCTTCGTATATTCATGGAATACACTCGTTGAAAACAGGAACGAATACCTCGCAAGGTGGGGGAAACAGGTCGCAGCGGGCAACCCCCTTCAACAACACCGCGCACAGCAGATGATTGACCTCACCGCAAAAGGCCCACTCGAGGAAATCGACCTCGCCCTAGTGGGAAAGGTTCTCGACTACTGCGATGTCCAGCAACGCGGCATCCTCAATTTCCATTTCCTCGACGGTACGAAGATGGGGGTCTCGGTCGCCGATTAACATCCTGTACATTACTCGGATTGAGGCGTATAATTAAATTAAGACTTTGGTTATGATGGAGGGTGTCATTAATTTTAAAGTCTTTAAAAAACTGCTCACTAAAAGTAAATTGACATCCATTACGATTGATATTGATAGTAGTGTAATCAACGTAGAAGGTCATCAAGAAGGTGCATCAAAAGGATATAATCCC